ATATCGGTGGGGGGTGGCTTTTTTGAGACCCGGGGGAGGGGTATTAAACTTTTGAATGTCAATAGCATTTAGCATTACTTTTTTGTTGAAAAGTTAACAAAACTAATAGTTAATTGTTAAAAATGGGGTTTAAAAAACATCCATAGTTTGATTCAACAAACTTTTAGAATCTTTTTAGCAATTAAATATTAGTTTTATTACTAATTCGTAAATACCCATACTTTATGGACACTATTGCAATACATACTAAACCATTAAGGAACGTAATTACCTTACTAGTATTAAAATGTCAATGTACTACAGAATTATACAATGCTTAATCGACTTGAAAGGCTTATTAGGATGCTCTTTATGACCTTTGAAATATCAATAAGCGCATAGAGCTTCTTAATGCAACTCAAATAGCACATCTGCAATACTATTTGACATTATTAGAATATCAATAAATAGAGATTGATTCTTTCGGGAATTCCGAAGAGAATGGGCTAAATATCAATGATCTAGAAAACTGATGGCATAATAACTGATAAAATGCTGTTCAATTAGAAATATCAATTGCGAAAAACTAAGAGAAACGCCTTTCTTGCGATAAAAAGCAAATATCAATGGCCTAAATCCAAATAGGGTGGGGTATTTTTACAACTCGATCGGCTTTTATTAAAATGGTACGAGATGTGAACGACCAAGCATACAAAAGGCCCTCGAAATCAGATACGGGGGCCTTTTAATACGGGTTTAAATATCAATCATCGTGCTCAACAACTTTGTAAAGCTCAGGATTCTCTGCAACAAGCCGATCAATAGCATCTTCATTGTAATATCTATTGTCAGCGTTGCTTAGATCGCCAGCGAGTCTCGCCTCTTCGTCGAGTGTCTCGCATGTCTTATACCCATGAGAAATATCAAAGTTGATCCATCTGTCGAACTCATCACGTGGATCCCACGGATTGTCGACAGTCGTTAGCCACTTTGCCACGTAATCAGCTCCTTTCAAGCATCCAGCTCACGCAAAAGCGTAGAAACAGAAATGCCAAACTCATCAGCAACCTCAGCCTGAGAATATCCACGACGTAAGAGACTTCTAGCTCTCGACTTAGCACCAGAACTCATAGCTTTATGCTGCTTCTTTGGCGTCGCACGTTCACGCAAAGCATCCATGTCACAATACTTAATTATCTCAGTGAGAGTTGTGTCAGAGATTGCTCCGGCTTGAATAGCCTGCCATTCACGATCCGTAATATGAATGGACAGAGAGTTCTTGGACTTCGGATTCCTCGACTTGGTGCCAACCGATTCGCGAGCACGGCGAAGTTCTTGCTGCTTAATCTTCTTGATATCATCCTTGTCGCGCTTCCAATCAAGGCCGGCGGCCTCAATACGAGCTCTGGCTTTCCAGTTAGATATCAATTGCGCCTGCCGCTCAAGAGGAGCGTTCTTTTTGGCAAGATTAAGTTTAGATATCAAAGACGCCCGTTCCTCAGCAAAGACCTTCTTGGCCGATGCATTAAGTTTCAGGCGTCCTGTAGAATATAATTCTTTTCTTGCTGAATTCGCAAGTGCTTTGGTTTTAGCTGCATAATCAGCATAAATGTTCTCGATTGGAGTGTTCGCTTCGGATATCAATGACTTGGGGCCTTTACCAGATATAAACGCTTCGGCCATCTTGTTAGAGTCCATCTTGGCAACTTTAGTATACTCGCCATTCTTGTCCTTTAACATTCTTCCGGTTTCCACAAATATCTGTTCGCCTTCATCATGCCGTTTCTTTTCGGATGGCGTCATTTCTGAAGGATACTTCTCTCGGCGTTCATTGGGATGAGCTTCAGAATTTGCACGAGATATCAATGTGGCCGAACCACCAGTTCGTTTGCCCTGATACTCTTTTCGCAGTGCACCAATATCATTCTCAATCTCAGATCTTCTCCAATCAAGATTATGCTTTTCAGCATCAATAATGACCATTGAGTGCTTGACCGCTTTAACAATATCTCTTTCGGGAGCGCCTAAGACGGTCATGTCTGTGATGAGGTTAGATATCTTTCCCATCTCAGTCTGCTTATGGAAGTTCACGCCGTCTTTGACTCGTTCCATTCCCTCATAAGCTCTATAATCTTCTTTGGGATTGAAATTTATCAATTCTTTAAGACGAGGCTTTGCACGGTATTGAAGCCCTGCTGTCGGAATAACAGTTACAGTATCACCGTCAAAGTCGGCTCCCGAAAGCTGCTCAGCGACTCTGGCATTAATTCCAACAGCAACTTTGGCATCTCGAATCAGTTCTTTACCTTCTTTATTGCGATTATTGACTTTCAGAACTGGAATCTCGAATACGCCAGCATGAGGATATCTAATAAGCATAACCTCTTCGCCATTGCGATAGTTCGGGGCATAGATCTCATTGTCCTTCAAAGTGGTAATCGGCAATATAACGTGAGCTGCTTGCCTTGGAAAACTTGTTGCTTTCAAATGGGAAGAAGCAGAATCCATATGCTCTGCAAAATCTTCAAGCATCTTGCGCTTAATAACCGGGTTAGTAAGTTCAGATATCTCATTGAACTCACGAAGATGCTCCTCATGCGTTTTATCAAGCTGTTTCTTGGCAAGTATAGCCGGCTGCTTGGACAGAAATTGTGCTGATAGAGTCTTAGACCATTTCTGCCAATCGGACTCTTCGTTGACCAGGTTTAACGCACCATGCTGGTCTTTGATCGACGCACCGAATGGATTCTCAATATCAATGACGGTATTACCATTTGAATCGGTTTTGGTCTTCATCGGCTTAAGAACAGAATTATCTTTGTTCTTCTTATCGATCATTGGGGTCCCGACATGTTTGTTAGTGTTGAATATAATGTCGACGCCAGGCGGAAAATCTTCGGGAGGACCATACATGGCCATTCCCTTCAAGTAGTGGGTGCCATCAACAGCGATACGAACCTGAGCATATCGGTTGCCGCCAATATCAAGGTCCTTAGTGCCTTCACGAATCTCAATGACGCCATCTTTCTGGTCGCCGCCCTCTTCGGCATAACGGACTTTGACTCGCTTGGGGCTGATGCTCTTTGGTTTCTCAAAGTGCCTAACAGTCTCAGCATAGTCCTCAAACTTCACGCCTTCGGGTGAGGATATCTTTTCTTTATTATTTCGTACCTCTTCAAAGGTAACGCCGGGCTTGGTCAGAACAACGACATTCAGTTCTTTTGTGACATCAGTCGTTTGCCTTGTTCCAACACGATGATATCCATAGCCTTCTTGCCTAAGAATTTCAATGGCGGTCTTCAGCTGCGTGCTGCTGCATCCGAGTTGAACATCAACACCTTTGCCAACATCCAGATAAGGATGAGACTCCAGCTGATACTTTAGCTCATCGGCAATCTTGACAGCTGTGTCACGTCTTGCCTGAAAATCAGGCTTCAGATAGTTTCGAATCGTAGACTCAGGCATTCCAAGCTCACGGCTTATTGCCATGTTGCTCATTCCTTTATCATGCAGTTTCAGAACTCTCTGAATATCTTCTTTTTTGACAGCATTAGTCGCCGCAGAATATCTTGCACGGTATTCCGTTACTGTCATATTGTGTGCTTTCGCACGTTCTTTCTCGTTCATGCCCTGCTGCCTGTATTCGCGGTCACGGTTCATGAACTGCCTGTTCAAACTCTGGTACGGATTCTTACCCGAGCCCCAGGGATAGCGCCCGGAATGCCTTGGCGTACCGTAATGGCGCAAATATCCATTAGACATAGCTTAGATCTCCTCTTGTTTGAGTTTGTCTATAATCAGATCATCATGAACGATAATGTCCATGATTTCCTTGATCTTCTCGGGCTCTGGCGAAAGCACATCGACATCATCGGACTGATAGATTCTCAGCTCGATATCAATGTCCTTCGGCTCGTAGTTGTACTCAAGACAGAAAAGCGCTGCATATATCATAAGCTGCTCCATATGAGCAGGTGTCGCGCCGGTCTTGAGATCGTGAATGCGTAGCAAATTATTCCGGAAACAGATAGTGTCCGCAGTTCCGAAACAATTATCACTGTAATATAATGGCTGCTCAGGCGTCATCTTGTAAGCGATGGCGTCATTAACATACTGGTTGACCGTTTCCTTGGTCCTCGGCTGCTTTCTGCGAAGCCTGATTGCCTGGCAGGCGTAATCATGCAGCTGAGTCCCGCGTTCCACAGCAAGAGCGCTGTTATAACGGGATATCAATTTCTCTTCATCATCGTTAATCCAGTGATACTTCGAAGCTCCAAGAAAAGCATGCTTACCGATCAGGTTGTAATGCTTGTTGAAGTTCATTCAGAATATCCTCCTTGTTTTCAGGACTGACGATCGCACCGTATGCATTGTCTTTGGCGTACTGAATATAATAGGGCTGATTTGGCTGTTTAGTGGCCTTTTTGCTTTTCTTCACTTCCAGCAGCGCCCATTTACTTCCGTACATGACAGAGAGATCGGGTATGCCCTGAATATAATTGGGATCGTTCTTCATAACCAGGCAGCCGGGCAACCGTTTCTTGATCTCTTTTATCAATTTCGGTTGAAAGTCTCGTTCCTGCATTTTCGTCTCTCCTTACGAAAAAGAAGAGAGAAGCGTATTTAACGCCTCCCTCTCTATTATAAGGTATGTTTTTTCCGCGAACGGAATATCAAGAGAAGAACTTGTTCTCATTGAAGTTCTTCTTCTGTCTGAGTGCTCTCGATATGGCCGTGTCCAGCGGACAGCTCGATTTGAGCCTGTAGTAATATAAATCCGTGAACGGCGTATTCATGCGATCGATCCGTCCTGCAGACTGAACCATGACTTTATAGGAATAGTTGAGACTGTAGAATATAATGCAGTTGGTTTCAATACAGTTCCAACCTTCAGCTCCGGCGGCATATTGCACCAGATACAACCAGTGGTCCCCTTTTGGAATGGGCTCGTGTTTATGGCCGTTCCACTCTGCGACACAAATATCATCTCCCCATAGTGTGTTCTTCAGAAGGTTCAGCTCGTAATCATAGTTGTAGAACACGATCGCTTTCGGATGCTCTTGAAGAATATCCATCACCGCGCCGATCCGTGAACAGTCAGAATTGATCACACGCCTCGCAACATAGCAGAGCTCAGCGGCATTCATGACCGGCATGTCGGTCTCAGGATCCCAGCGCCTGCGCATAATATCCAGATAGGCCGCTCTGTCATAACCGACATCCAATGTCTCATGGTGTGCCCGCACGTCGTGCTGGTAGTCCATGGTGACCAGAATCTGATTCTTATAGCGCAGCAGCTTCCCCTGATTCAAATATCTGTCGATCTGCGGAAACTTAGCAAATCGCTTATAGATCACATGCTTCTCGCAAAACTCGCTTTTATTCTTAAAATATCCGTTTGCGATAAACACTGGCAGATAGTCCATCCAAGTATCTCCTGGTGTCGCGCTCAGCAATATCCAGCGATTAGCTTTCGAAATCTTCAGGAAAGCTTTAACCCATGCACCATATCCAACCACACGCTGTTCGTCAAATATAAAGAACGCATCTTTTACCTCTTTATACTTTCCAATATTGTTCCAACTGTCGACAACCACTTTTACGTCGTGAGAATATAAGTTGCCCTCATCGGAAGGGGAGAGAAGGAACCTTGCGAGCTCCTTCTCCCATTCCTTGGTATCTCTCTTGCGTGCTGTTGTAATAATGTACAGATCCACACGCTCTGACATCGGAATATAATCAAGATCCGGATTATGACCAAACTCTCCGGTCCAGCCATTTCCTATGCGAATAAAGTAATATCCAAGTGCCGTGATACTTTTTCCCGATCCGACTCCGCCACACAGGATGCAGCCATTGTGCATGCGATTAATCGCGTCCCACTGGTAATCACGGAACTCGACCATTACATATCAAATGGAATATCATCGTCCTCGCCGTCATCAAGATGGCTCCATTTCTGGTCAAGACGATCAACTGATACGGTCACATACATATTCTTGAGATAAGCCTTAACACCGCTGCCGCGATCGTTCTCCCAAGCATAGGGACGAATCGTAAGGTCGACACTCTGAATATCAGCAAAGTCTACCTGACTGACTGAGTCCTCGTCAAGCTCGGTCTTAACATTACCGGCAATCAGATAGATACGAGGAGGATTGCGGACAGGCTCCCCCTTGAAGTTCTTATACATTACCGAAATCGGAAGCGTATACTGAATATCACCATCCTCGTTCATAACACGAGAACGGACATTCCAGCCGTCTTCCTTCAGCTTCTTAGCCAGATCCTCATTCGGCAGTATCACGCTGAAGCTGCGGTCTCCAGCACGGTTAAACTTACCTGCCTCGCCGCGCAGGTTACGGAACTTAATACGGACATCTTCAAGAATCAGATTGGGAATTCTCTTGTTTTCCATTGTAAACTCTCCTTTAAAGTTTTAAATATAATGTTAAGAGGCAAAAGCCTCAAAGTCCCCATACTCGGAGATCGTGGCAATCGCCTCATCAACAAGCGCCGCATAATATCTTTTGTCAATCATGTCTTCTTTGCCGACAGCTCGCACAGTCTCGGACTCCATCCAACGGTAGCCTTTACACCCAGTGGCATAGGAATACTTGCCGTCTTTCTCACGCATCAAATATCCACCGCCAGCACCATCTTTCATTGGGCAGAACAATCCAGCTTTTCCAACAAAGACATAGTTATGACCGCTCTGAATCTTCTCGAGTAATGGATCTAACTCACCGTCACCAGTTGGATAAGAAATATCCATTGGCTTTCCTAGTTTATTCCACATCTTTTGAAGTTTATCCAGCTTAGCTTCAGCATCACTTACATCAGGCAATCCCTCATTAAAGTCCAAATATAATGCTGTGCTGACCGTCTTTGTCTCACACAGATCTTTGAACTCGATCGGCTCATGGCTAAACAAAGTCTTGAAGACGTACGGGATCTGAAACTGAGCGCCTGTCGCGGTCCACTCGCCGGCATGCTTGCCATCTTTGTACTTAGCAATATAAACCGACTCATTAACCAGACACATCTTCTCATAGGTCGCTTCATGCTCGAACTTGTAGCCATATTCCTTGGCGAAGTTCATGCAAAAATCAACGATCTCGGGGGTTGCGTTCGGAATCTTGATGGAATCAGTCTTCACATGCACGACAGAATATCCCATGTCCTGTAGCGTATGTCTCAGCTTGATCATGAACAACGCTCCGCGTTTTGCCACAATATTATCAATATTGCGCGGATCACGGAATTTATTGTCAAACTTCGCCGAGGTCAAACCATACACAGAGTTGATGGCAATCTTCAGGGCCTGCGACAGAGCCTTGGCCTGATCCTTGTCCGTCAGATATTTTGCAAGCTTCCCGTCAAAGAGCTTCGCCGCTTCTTCATACTGCTCATGCTTAATATAAATACGAATCTGCTTCAGATCGGCAAAGCGCTTGGTATATACGTCACCGAAAAGATTCAGTGCAATGATGCTCGACGGATGCATAGACTCAATATCAAGTAGCGCCACATTCTCATACATGCCTGGCTCAGAATATACGTTACCGCCTTCTCCCGGATCTTCGCCCATATACACAGACTTTCCAGAAACAATCTTAGTGCCTTCTGTATATGCGCATTTATCAATGCCGGATTCGTTATACTCGTACCCTGGGAACATCTCGCTCAGATCCGTATAGACAAACTGGCTTTGCGGATTCGGATCATCGCCAAATATAATCTGAGTCGTATGCTGGTTGGTTGTAGCGTTAACACTAAGCCCTGAAATATCTGCCAGAATCTTGCGAGCAGTAAAGTCGGCCGACAGATGATGAAATACTGCAGCGGTGGCAACGACGTCATTTACGCAATAATCCGCCACTTTTCCCCACAATTCCTTCGGAACCGGCTTGTCCCAAGGAAGACCAAGCTCCTGATGGTGAATATCAAGCTCGATTTCCCATTTCTTAAGGCTCTGCTTCTTAGCTGCAAAATCATACACATCCGTATAACTGATGTTGTATGCCTCACGGAAGAATGCCGCATTACGCTTGTCCTCTGAGACAATGATCCTCTGCGAAAGATCAAACAGATCCTCGTTGGAGTAGTCCATCATTCTGGCATACAGAATATGATTGTCGTACCGTCTGCAGTTAAAACCAATCAGCTTATACTTACACAGTTCTTTGATTTGCTCGGAAGTCGGATTAATCCATTTAACAGGTGTTCCGCCATCCTTCATCCAGACAACAACAAAGAGATTTGAGAATACCTCGACATCGAAGAACACAACATCATCGTATTCTGCTTCTATGTTTTTGGCTTCTTCAATCTCTCCATCTAGAATATCTTTCGAGCAGAACTGCATCTTTCCGACAAGCTTAATACAATAAGCTGCCTGGTGACTACTATGTGCAGCAAAGCTCAGGATGGTTGGCCGCATGTCGCGCAGATCATATGTCATTCCGGAGGAATAAGCATCATCAAGGATCTTAAATATAAAGTCTATGCTTGATCTGGTGTCAGCATGAACTTCTTTCTTCAGATTCTTTTTAATGCTCGACCGGAGTGCTTTCTCATTTTTCAGTCCTTCAAAATTTACCACCTTGCTCTCCTTTCTCAGCGGTAAACCACTTGTGAGCACCGCAATATCAAGATTGCAGCACTTTGTCAGCATTCGTCTGAGGCTCGACTTCCCGGAAAAGACCTTAACTTCAATATCATCGTCATAGATCCGACTGAGCTTGCTTACATCTCCTTTGTAAATATAATGCAGGTGAATCCCTTGGCCACTCTTACTAAGCTCAGCATATGTCGGAGGCCATTTCAAAGCCGCCTCCAGGTTTTTCTCAAAGCTCTTCTCTCCGGTCTCAGGGTCCTTAATATCAAAGTCAATAACAATATGCTCTTCTGGAAGTCTCACATAGTGAAGCTTGTGCGTGTCAATGTCTTCCAATACTGTCTTACAGTCATCCCAATATCCGGCTGGAGACCCGTCTTCCTTGGCATACTGTGCGGGCCTGTCGCCCATCTCACAGTCAAAACGGCTCAATGCTCCAGATTCAAACTTCAGCCAAATATCTTCCGAAGCATCATCACCAGAAATATCAGTGTCATTACTCTCCTCCTCGTCGAATAAATATTTGAACTTCTGCCATTGAAACCCCTTATAGACATTCCACTGTCTTGCGCTGCCGGCTCCGTACCGACTGTAAAAATCATCGAAGTAGCTCTTCAGCTCCTCCTTGAATATCATTTTGGAATAGGGAAATGGCACCTGAGCTTCCTGACAGTAAGCCTTATACTGTGTCCAGGCATAACTCAGCGTCGTCTGATCCTTCTTCCGAAAATCAATCGCAAACTCCTCAACAAAATTGAAGAAGCTGTTTGTCGCTCCAAGCATATCCTGAGGAACATACTCATCATAATATCTTGGGCTCTTCTTATAGACCTGTAGGCAGTGCCAAGCGATGGCCCCAAGCTCAAAGTCAATCTGGTCCCACAGAAAATCATAGCGATCCTTCGGTACCTTGTTTCCTGTAGGATGTATATCAACCAATCTTCGAATCACACCGCTCTTAGCGTCTGTAATCTTAACCGGTTTATTGGTTGCCACAAAGAGCATCGCCTTGAATTCCGTGGAATATAATTTGGAATACTTGCCGTCGACAACGACTTCATCGTGAGAGACGAGTGCGTTCAGTCTGGTATTATCCTCGATCTTGCTGAGATCTCCTTCGCTATCGGTGGCTACAAGAGGATTCGATTCAAATGATTCTAGTGCAAAGCGGTTTCCGCTTGAACAAAGTGCCTTCGAATCAAAGCTACAGGAATACTCAGGAAACAGTTTCTCACGGATGATCTTAACAACTGTTGACTTGCCTGTCCCTCCACTTCCGTAGAACACAAAGAATTTCTGAATCCTCTTGCTGTCACCACTGACAATGGACCCGATAGCCCATTCAATCTTGTGCCTCTCAACAGGAGAATATAATGTTCCGATGAGTTCGTCCCAGGCGTCTGTCTTTCCTTCGGCAAGAGCATAGCTGAGATGCTTAGTTGAATAGTCTTCGCGCTTCGGTTTCGTATTGGAGAATACAATTGTCTCGTCCAGCGGATGATAGTTTTCATCCGTCTGCTTCTCGCAATACTTTTTCCATTTATCAATAGACCCTGAATCGCTGTCGTCCATAAATGCTACACGGACATGCTCATACTGCGGATGATCCAGCTTAAATTGCTCGGCATACTTTCGAAGCTCATTATCAATCATATCGATAACATCGTCCTGCTTCGTCGTCCATCGCTGGTTCGTCTCGTCCCACGCAGCGTAAAACTTTCCGCCACGAATCATGAGGTCTTTACTGGTTTTGGTACTGAAGTATGGTCTAATTTCAGGGGGCTGTTTCTTGGTCGCGCCTTCGCACCACTTGATTCTCAGAAAATCCACATTTTTGGTCCTCCTTCCTCAAAAATTCACGAGCTGGATAAAAACCTGTTTTTTTCCTATTCTTTTTTTATATATATTTTTTTTATTTTTATTTTATATAAAGATAAGAAAATTTTTATCCTTTTATCCAGCTGGTCGATTTTTACCTGAAAATCCTTCAAAAACCGCCGAAAAACGTCAAAAATGGGCTAAAATGACCGAAAAATACCCATTTTTTACCAATTTTTGGCTATTTTTCATGGGCGGTTTTGTGGGCGGTTTTGGGATAAAAATTTTAAAAATATCCAAAACTATCCACTTTTAGCAGAAATCGCCCCCAAAATGCTCCATTATGTACCAATTTAGCTGGTACCAGAGCTCCATATGATAGAAGTTCTTAGGTGGGTTTTTGACTGGAAATAGCTCATTTTTGCCTGTTTTATCCATAAAATTGGCTAAAATGGATAAAACTTTTGTCCCAGAAAAAAAACCGCCCACATTTTTATCCAGCCCTAAATTGCGAATCATCATCCAAAACCAGCGATCTGCACGCTTCGGATCGTCCGGATTGTACATGATTTCATCATTGCAACGGATCGCTAAAGCTATAAGCATTTCCAAAACAGAGCAAGGGCCGCCAACATCGCAGCCCTCGCCTGTCTCCTCTTCGAAAATATCTCTCAGCTCAAGACCGTCTATTGCACGATTTTTGTCCCGCTGAACGACCCAGCGAAACTCCGTATCCATGAGTGTGCAAAGAAGTTTGGCATAGTCTACTCTCCGTTCTGGGTCTGGAATAACAATCGCGCAAAGCCAGTCAAAGTAGCTCATCAGTCATCGCGGACCGGAGCCGTGTCAGGAATATAAGGCTCATCCTGAAGCAGCAGCTCAAAGTCCGAGCTCCTCATCTCATTGCGAATCAGAACACACCCATCCTCATCCGCAAGATCCGCCAGCATATCGAAATTGTCTTTGCCGATCAGATTCTCAATGTCATCTACGATCCGCTCATCCTCGTCAACGCAGGTGCCATCAGAATATACATAGATTGTCTCACGATCAAATCCACGATTGTCGTAATTCCACTGGTCAGCATCGATAATATAAGGATCGTCTCTAAGCCCCTCAGAAGGCCCAGGAATGATTTCTACGTCGTCTGGGTATTCCGTATCGTCCGAGTCTGTTCCTTCCTCCGCAATGTGAATATCACGCTTCTGAGGGGGATCTGTGAAGACGTTACGGCGATACGAGCGAACTTTGTCTTTTGCCTTCTTTCGCAGTGCCTTAATATCCACTGCTTGCTCCTTCTCAGCTGGCTTTTCCACAGACTTCTCATCTTTCTTGCCTGAGTTCTCCATAATCTTGAGCTTCTCCAAGCGGTTCTTCACAGCATCGGCGTTAGCTTTTGAAAGCTTCTTGAAATGCTCTCTAGCATCGTCCCAGGCTTCTGTAACAGCATCGTCTTTCTGCTTCTCGAAATATCCCTTAACAGCGAAAAAGGTGGCCGCCGCTCCGACAACCACCCCCGCTGCGAAGTAAATCACAGCTTTAATGTTCATAGTTTACTCTCCTTTTCATATCAGATCTTCTCAAAAATCAATCCGTCGCAATTCATGTTCAGATGAATGTTGGGGATCTTTCCGGTCTGCGCGTCACTCATGTCATCAGTGTAATAATCGCTAAAGCCAAAGTCGACATATCCATCGCCATCGCCGTTATCCAACCAACCGAGAACGGCGCCTTCCGTGGTTCTCTTCATGCCGAGGAGGTCCAGAACTTCATTCAGAAACAGGTGACCACGCGCATGCAGCATATCATTGGCCGCGCACTGCTGAGCTTTCAGGAAGAAGAAGTTGTGCTCGGTATTCATGGTCGCGTCGAGAGGAGCTGTCCCTTTATTGAAGTCAAATTCATAAGGGCTTGCTTTGGTCTTGATCGTCTTAGCCTTTTCTGTGCTTTCGGCGGTGCTGCCATCCTCGTTTACATGTGCCGCTGTGAAAGGCGAAGTGCCGTTGTAGCAATCCATTTCTTTCTCTTCGCCGATGAGATTTTTGACACGTTCACGATAGTCCTTGAAACTCTCATCCAGGGCAGTGTATGCAGCCACCGTCCCCAAATATCTTGTCTTCAGAATCCCGTGTGACGCCAACATCATTACAATGGCTGCCACAGTCAGTGCAAACGGGATCGCGTATTTACGAATATACTTGCGGGCCAGCTTCCAATATTTCTTCAGAAGAGCCCTGCGCATCTCTTTGCGATTTTCCTTGTCATCCTCGTCCTTGAGCTCATCGCTGAGATCGTCGATTTCGTCATGAATATCACGAATCTCTTCATCTTCCATGACCTTCTTGGTCACGATAATGCCGGTCACGACAGCACCGACAACGCACGCAATGCCACCGACAAGCAGAATCTCGGGGGACGCCTTCTTGCATTTAAGCATAGCCTTCCCGCCGACTTTCATTACAGCGGCGCTTACTTTTCCAAATATCTGAAGTTTACTCATGTTTGTTCTCCTCTACTTTTGATTGAATATAAGCAGTTTCGGTTAGTATAGTATCGATGTCTTCCACAAGCTTCTCGAGAATATCAGCCACGATCTCCTCGGTAACTCCGGACATTGCATTTGCGGTCAGCTGCCACGAAGAGATACATCCTCCAATGCCGACTTTAACTTCAACACCTTGGCTATACGGAAGAGGCTTGAATCCGACAGAATATCCAGCACCTGTCAGAGCGTTAATTTCAGCTAAAAGTTTCATAGTGCTTCACCTCTCGGCATGACAACTGCCCAGCCATCCAAATATCTGCCAGTCTCCTCGTCCTGGAACGCTCTGGGCACACGCTCAAGATGCATACCGGTCAGGTCATACCAGCCGAATTTGTTGTCCGTATGCTCTGTAGAGACACCGAAAGCATCGTAATAGTCAGCATAGGACAGACCTTCATCTGGATACTCCGCGAGATACTCCTCAAAGTCTCTCATAATATCCAATGCCTTGTCCTTCGAGTCCTTCATCTGGATCTCAAAGTCGGACCTTGCCTCGCGCCGGCTTTCCCGAACAGATGATTTGGGCTTCTTGCTTTCGCCTCCGTTGAAATATCCGCCGTAACGAATTTTGCCTCCGCTGCTAGTCTTTCTGCTCGACCCATTACGGACAATTCCGATTCCAAACATCATCCCGAGAGCGCCATTGATACCGTCCATAATCGCATCCTGGATTGACGGAACGATGATGTCCTTAACGATGTAGTCACGAATATCTTGCTTAGTAACATCATCCGCGATGAATGTCTCCACGAAACGACGAGCAAGAGATTTCCTCATCTTTTTGCTTCGGCCACCAGAGTCTTTAAGCTTCCGATGCTCGAGCCTTTCTTCTTTCTGCTCTTCCAGCATTTCGCGTTTGGTATTGGAGTTGCCGGCTTTCATGGCCTCCCAATCAACTTCTGCCATCTCTCAGGCTCCTTTCTAAAAATATCAGGGAAAAAGGGAGTGGGGTGTTTTCCCCACGAATCCCTTATTGTTTCTTTCTAAATGATTCGATTATTTCTTCGACTTGTTTATCGTCGAACTTGTTCTTTTTTAGAAAATCTTTTGCGGCATATCTGCCTTCTTGTTCGAATATCTCTTTTGCTTGTTTTATGAGTTTGTAGCTATCTACTATGGGATCTACATTTTCATGGTATTTCTTTGCGCACTCGTCCACTTTGTCGTCCACGTATTTATCCACGACCCTGTCGCATACGGCAGAACTCGCAATCATCGAGCCGACCACGATGATGCCCCCAATTACAGGATTAATCATCGTAAGCGGCACGACGCTTGCTGTTACGCCTGCAACAGCTCCGTCGACGCATACATAACTTAAAAGTTTCAATGCGCCTTTCGTTAAAAACCGTCCTTTGCTTTCCTTCGTCTTAGCCATTTTTATGCTCTCCTTCATAATATAATGTGAGATTACTCTCCATTATAGGCTGCGTTTTTTCTGCGACTCTCCTTGGCAAAAAAGAAGGAGCCATGCATTTCTGCACAGCTCCTTGCGGTAGAATATCTTTATTCGTCGGATACTTCCGAAATGTCCTCTTCGGTATTCTCAGTTTCGTTCTGATCCTCTTCGCTGGTCTCCTCCGTGCTAGAGGCTCCGGAACGGGCGATGAAGACTGCTGCGGTCGTGACAGCTCCGACAACCACGCCGATTGCGAGGTCTCGGAGATCGCGTCCAAAACGTCCCCAAACTCTCTTCCAGAATCCTTCCTTCTTTGGAGTCTGCTCCTGCTGCTGTTCCTCAGTATTCTGCTGATTCTTGTTTTCATTCTCTTTCATTTTAGTTTTCTCCTTTTAATTTTATTGGTATCTCTACCATTATAGGGCATGCAATTATTGCGAATTAATCAAGCGAGATAATCAAGCGGAACTGAGTCGAAATGCTTACCAGTTTTCTTGACTCTCCCACTTTCAATGTCCGTCTCGTTGAGGCAGGCTTTAAAGTTCTGGCCGATGACAGTAAAGCACGGATTATCCTCGCCAATCGCAATGACTATGCCAATATCAGAGTGCTGGTCATCATCTGGGCAGGATGTGTCGAAAATCTCAACTTCATCGCCGATATGAATCTTCTTCTCTTCTTCATGATACTCTTCTGCCCTGTTGATGAACCAGGTAGGTGAGAGATTCTGGACGATCTCACCGACAGTGCCATAACCGAATATCTCTTGGTTCTTACCCATTCCGCGACCAGAATAGGCAGCTCTCAACTCATCCCAAATCTCCTCCATGCCTTTGATACGGCCGCGGTTGAAATCGTTTTCCGAGACATTTATTGCCTGATCAATGGCACTACGAAGCTCAGCCTCTTTTTGAATGCTTATCTTAAGCCTCGCATTTGTGCTAGCCAGACGTTCTCTGAGGTTGTTGTTGCGCTCGTCAAGATCACGTACTTTTTTCTCCAGTTTGGTAGCAATATCAGCCAGATTATCCCTTTCAGATTTTTCGTTGGCAAGTTGGTCTTTGAGACGATTGTTTTCAACCCACAAAGCCCGGTAATCAGCCGTTACTTTATCAAGCTTCTCGTCGAGATCTTTCTTGACTGCCAGATCAACCTTCTGCTGCTCTTTATATGCAAGAATTTGGTCCTCAAGATACCTGATTCTACCGTCCTTGGCTTCGCTAATGGCTTTTTCGATGCCAACACGAATACCACTCATTTCATCCTTTCCTTTCTTAACTTATATAATCGAATGGAACGCTATCATAGTGCATTCCGGTTTTGCGGACTGAGCCGTCAGCGATTGCCTCATTGGAGAACGAGAAGGAATTACCAGAGCCTATCGAATGATAGATAATTGTGCCGTCTGCTTTCTCTTCGATTGAATAAACGATGAAACATTCAGAATCATCGCTTCCAAACTGGCTGATTCTGATTACTTCATCACCAATCGTAATATCATGAGCTTCTTTTTCCTGATATTCGAGAGTTTTGCGAAGAAATGCTGTGGCTGTCAGGTTATCGACACAGGCAGCCATGCTATAATACCTATAGACGGGAAACAACAAATCCCCGCGTTTAAGACGATCCTGGGCCCACTGAAGGCTTGCCCAGAGTTCCTCCATGCCCTTGACCTTTCCGCGCTCGAAATTATCTTTCGCGTCCTTGCTTGCTTGGTCAAGAGCATCCCTGAGAGCTTTGCTACGTTCGGCAATTTCCTTAATGGCAAAGTCTTTGTTAGATATAGCTGAATGCAGTTCGTCATTATCCGAGTTATATTTACGAACGAGATTCTGTGCAAAGGCTACTTCTGCTGTCAGGTTTTCAATCTTGTTGGACTGCTTTTCCACTTTGGACTGAAGGCCGGCAAGCGCTGTGTCTTTATCAAATATAACTGAATGTAACTGAAGCTTATCCGATTCTGCTTTATGAAATAGACTCATTGCTGTGGATCGTTCTTCAGTCAGCCTTTTAATCTCATTGGCCTGCTTTGCCACCTTGGACTGCATACCACGTACGACTTCGTTCTTTCTTTTGAGCTTTTCGTTCTCTTCATGAAGGGCGCGGTTCGATTCTCTGAGCTTGTCGATTTCGCCTTTCTGGTTCTTTATGATAGTACCACGATTATTGCAGCAGCTATCTAGATTTTGCACGATCTCGCGAAGATTATGAATTACTGCCTCGTGATCGTCCTGACAGCAATTGCAACCAGGAGTATTGTTTTTGTTTTCGGACATTGTTTTCTCTCCTTTATTACTTTTTTACCCAGAACTCCGGTTTACGGAATTCGTTGTAATACTTCTCAGCCTCTTCTTCTGTGAGGCTGCGGAAGTTCTCCTCCCCAAGGCCGACGATCAGGAAAGGCCCCGCGATTATGTCAATCATCTTTTTCGAGTCGTCATAGAGGGCTCTGTTGGGCATAAGCCCTTTGTTTTTACCGTCCTCGTTACAGATTAAAGCGACATCATCTTCCCAGGGGCACAGCTGCTCAATATGCCCGCCGACAAACTCCTGAATGTCTTGAAGGTCGCCATTAATATCTTCGATCGATGCGAATAATACCGGGCGAACCACAACGGCCTTTAACGTTTTTGTTTTGTCCATTTTCACTCTCCATAAAAATATAAGGGGTGTCCGAGTCTCTGCCCGGTCTTAACCCCTTACCTTGTTTAGTAAATATCCCGATTATAATCCGGAGGATTGCTGAAAGTAATCGCCAGCGCCGGGATGTTGCCATCATACAAACACGTTGTCCACGACATACCGACAGTCTCTTCGGCTGCTTGTCTCAGACCCTCAGCGCTAAGATCCACGGGTAACTCCATACCAAAGCCAAGGCATTGCCCAGCATCCCCACTGAGATTAGGGCCAATATCATGGTACCCGCAGCGCTCAATCACATCTGCATATGGGACAAAGCACCACGGTTCTCCTTCTTTGGCCTGCTGATACAATTCGTCAACCGCCCACTCTCTGGCTCTGGAGATTCTAGACGCTGAGGATATAATCCAATGCCTTCGGACCGGGTCCCAGGTTAAACACTCGCCGATAACTTGGTTGATGTTCGAAGCATCGAATGTCGGAGGAGGCGCATCCTTGACCGAGTTTGCATTAATCTTGTCCTTGATCTTAGTAAGCGCGCCATCACCCCCTTCTTCTTTAACGCCCTTCTCAAGATCCTCGGCATACTTCTTGTAGTACGCCATACCGGCAGTGGCCGCCGCGAGTCTCTTAAGATTTACATGATTCGCCATCCAGAAGCACACGATGCTCCCGCCGATAACAAGACATACGATACCGTAATATCTTGCGCCGACTTTCACATATCGCCATATGAGGTCGGGCTTGCTGCGGGCATCCTCAGGCAGGTTGTCCCACTTTTCTTTAGCCAAGTCAAACTCGGCCTTAGCTTCAGGAGCTTTTCTAGCAACCTGGATCGTGCCGAATATCACGCCGGCTGTGCCTACCGCAGTGAGAATAGTGGGGAGATGCTTAACTATAAGCTTCCCCCCAACTTTCAGACCGGCCTCAGCAGCTTTGATTGCGGCTGAGATAGTCATTCCTTAGTCTCCCTCTTAAACGCGCGGATAGGACGCAGTTTGTCCTTAACCGCAAAATAACCAGCAACACCGGCAGCCGCGCAAGCACCACACAGGACGATGCCGCCCACAAGGCCAACCATCAGGCCAGCGCCGAGCGAAAATCCGATTCTGAAGTTCATGCCTTGCCCTCCCTATTATTTTCATAGTGGATGTTAAAGCCGCCCTCGACCTTGGTGCCGAGAGTTCCTTCCTCACGAGCATTGAATGCGGTCCACCACATCTGATCGGCAAGCAGATCCTTCTGCTGCTCCTTCTCGTCCTCGGTCAGCTGCTCCTTCTTAGAGAGCTTCTGGATCTTACGCTGGCAGCGCTTAATGTTGTGGCGCTTGACAGCACGCCAATATCCTTCATCAAAGAAGTCATCGAGTTTTGCTCCTGCACGAAGGCCCGCGCCGACGCACATACCAACAGACCAGAGGGTTAACATTAGCCCTGCGGTCTTGGCAACTGCCTTGACGATGAGTTTAATGTTCATTACTTTCTCTCCTTTCTAAATACGATTAGCGCTTGAAAAACGCCACTGGGACAGCCTCGACCTGAACCATCAGGCCTGAGCCGCACAGAAACGTGCCAGCTGCGTTGCGGATAAGACTACGATGCTTATCGCGCAGTACAAGGTTGACGTTTGCCTCATGGATTGCTTTTTTGAGTTTGCTCATTTTGGAATCTCTCCTTTTAAAAAATTTAGAGAGGTATCTAATTGGACGCCTCTCCATTAATATACATGAAATTATTGCGAGACCCTTAGCTCCAGCCCCTGACTCGGTACTTCTTTTGTGATGATAACCGCATTGGACATATGAGTTGTTACTCTTGTGCCGTCTCTAAAAATAAAGGTAACATTGCCATTTTTCAATTCGATTATCCTGTTATTACAATAGCAATAATCATCTTCTGCCTGTTCTTCGTCGGTAACCAGGATCTTATTCAGAACCTTTCCGTCAGGAAGCTTCACCATCACTGTAACTATTCTCTATCTCCCTCCTTGCTTCGGCCATAGTGTCGGCTGAAAATATAAAGGAGCCACGCAGAAACACTTCAACGTGGCCTCGCACATTACGAAATTCGTAGTTATTCATTTTGTTTTACTCCTTTTAGGATATCGCTGACTTCCTGAAGATTAGCAACATTTGGATCTATTTCAATCATGAGCGAATCCTTGTGCCCAGGAATCTTGAATGGCCGTGCCGACAAGTCAAGGTGTAGGTCTAAAGTAGGATTTGTGGCAAAAAGACATGGCGTATTATCCGAATATAATGTCTGCTGGTCATTACCGAACTCTATGCCCAAGTATGAAAATGCTGCTTTAATCAAATAGACTTTTCCATCAATTTTAATCTTTATCCAATTATCTTTATGAAGCTCTAGACAAGACCAATCCAGAAAAGCCGTCCCACAATACGGGCAAATATCACTCGATATTGGCGCTCCGCAATTTGGACAATTATACTGTGTCATAATCCGTTCTCATTATGACACCATCGCAAGTTTTAGGTGCACTAGCACTTTCAACCAGCCAGTTCAAATACACTCTGGCTTTCTCTAAATCCTCAACTCCGGCCTTATCACGCCAGCGCCAAATATACTTCATAACATTGCCCTTGCAGTAGTCCTGGAACCCCTCAGGACTCATAGACGCCTTGATTGCCTCGATACATTCAATCCCGCCCTGAGTGTAATGTGCGGGGTGATTAACGTTATCGGTCATTGCCAAACTCCTCCTTTTCTTCATCATCCCAGCTTGTCATAAGGTATATGACGCCGACGATGAGCATTAACGCAAAGATTGCAGCTACTCTCATGAAATATCACCTCGCTCCTTATGTTTCGATGAAATCTTGGCACTGTCCGAGTAAACCTTTTTCCACAGGTCCTTCTTCGTCCTCTAAGTCTTGATGCTTTTCGCATGCCCATCCATAGGGGCCATTCCAGTCATAGAAAATGTCCGTGCAATGATCACAAAAGAAACAAGACCTTGGACGAGCGAGAATAGTCATCGGTGGATCATGAAACTTATACTCACGAGTAAAATCAGGATTAGTTGGTTCCTTCATCATTTTCCTTTCTTACTAATGCGGCACGTAGCTCCTCAAATTCATTCTTTTTCCGACGTTTTTCAACACGTTCTCGTTTACATTTATAGCAAAATCTCCGGACATAACTCCAGTGGGGTTGGATGAGAACCGAGTCTCCGCATATAGGGCAAGTTGCAGTCATATAGTCATCCACTTTTTATTTTTCCCCCAAAGTAATCATCTCCGAATAGGGGAGTGTCTTAATCCATTCACAATATTCTCTCCACTCGTCAAGTTTATGCTCTTTTCTCTGACGATACTGTGAAGCTAAGACCTCATAGTTAAGATCAATAGTACGACGCTGATTGAAACTTGACGAAAGAAGCTGAATCATCTGCCACCAGTATCGTTTGTCTTTGGTTTCGAGGAATTTATCACGATAACGGTTCAAGATTTCGCATGTATGCTGCAAATGACCTTCTGGTGTGAAGTAGCATCTATTGCCGTCAATATTAATGGCTGATAGAGCAATATCTTTTTCGGGATCAAAGCGGTATTCAGGATCAATCAAATCGGCTCTGTCTAGAAGATGCTCATGGCTGAAATCGTCGAGTGTAAATTCTTTACTATGAATCTTATGCATCGTCGAACACGAATTTGAGACAGTTCCGACCTTGTAAGTTTCAAACTCTTTCCACCAGTAGAGAGGAGCTGTAATATCCATCTGAACATGAACCATCCGTCTCCACTTTGCTTCTTCAGTTCCGCCCTTACAAAGATTCATAAGAAGCTTATAGTCATTAGGGCCTATGCTAAAAGAATCAAGTACTCGAATCTCATGCTCTTTGTCGTCACCAACATATCCCATGTCCTCAACATGAAATATTTTCTTAAGAATGTTTCGAAATACTTTCTTTAAAAGTCCAGATTTTATCGAAAAATGATCAAGAAAATTACTATCAGATTTCGCCCAACTGTTCATTGGATTTCTGGCACCTCTAATAGCGCCTTCCCAGCCAAAAACTTGTGTGTTTTCGATCTTTATCATAATAGTCCTCCTCGAATTAACTCGTTGACTATTATAGCTGCTGTGACTATTGGAAAACAGAATGAAAGCATACAGCATAGGATGCCGATTTTTTCAGAAATGGATTCTACGTCAAGCGACCCACTCATAAAAAACCAGCTATAAATCAGAATGGCGTAGTTTATAGTTAAGAGTAAAACAAAAACCGCTATTCGTCCGATCATTTAATATCTCCTTCCTTTCTTCGCTTGTAATAGCGGTCAACCTTTTCTTTTACTTTGTCTTCGAGCTCTCTGTAACTTATCTGAGTTCCGATTTCCAAAGTATTCAGACAAATGTAAACATCTGCTATCTCCGATACAAGAGCATCGAGATCGCCTTTTCCACGAAGAAATTTTGTGATCTCTTTCTGTAGCTCGCTTAATTCTTCAACACAGACAATGGCTTCGTGGTCTAAGCCATTTTCGGCCAGGACCATTTCCGAAAAGCCATGAGGCACATCAATTAACATGGCAGATTCCTTATATCATACTTTTCGGTCTTTATAAGGCGACGATACCCTTTGCCATCATCGCTCCAAATCTCTTTACGGTAGCATATCGGCGTAAGAACAATATCCAGAAACAGTTTTTCGGCATCAGCCAGCTTGCTAGCCCAGCCAAAATATAAGCCACCAACAGTCTCATTATTGTTGACCTTAATAGCATAAAGCACGAGGTAGATCATTTAATCTCCTCCACGTCTTCGAGTTTCTTAAGAAGTTTTGCCTTGTACAGCAGATGCTTGAACCTCGTAGTGCTGAGGCCAAGATACTGAGCGATCTTCTTCGATGTCCAGCCCATGGCCTTGTACTGCTTTGCAATTTCCAGAAGTTTATCAGTATTAATCGGTTTCTTTTTAATCACGTTCATCCTCCTCATACTTTTCAGGTCGGTGACCGTCCTCTCGCACAGGGACGCTCAGACAAATATCACACGGACTTTCTTCGACGTCGGGATCTTCCTCGCGGTGCTTGCAGGTGCCGCAATATTTATCAAAGTCTACAATTTTCAGTTGTCCAAACATAATTTCATCTCCATTTTTCGGAGCAACATCTTCCTTGAATAATTCGTCGAGGAATGTTAAAAGATTATTGCTCGGAATATCTCGGCAAAAGTTTGAGGCGAGCATACACCATTTGCCGTCAGGCCATGTTCAGATTGGAACCTCTTGACTGCTGCCTCAGTGCCAGAGCCATACTCGCCATCAGCGATTCCAGACTTTTTAATTGTATTCTCCGGGGCATACCCACGAAGCGTGAGCAGCATTTGCAACACTTGGACATAATATCCAGAGTCTCCTTGCTTCATCTCTGGGACAAGACACACGATGGCGTACATAGTGTCGTCGGCCAGTTTGTTGTTGACCAGTATGTTGTTGGCCTTTTCAGGCACAGTTGTTCCGCCGCAATAGCGAAGAACCGCATCCCAAGGATAATTGTAATATCCCTGGATACGGATCTCGTTACCGCTTTGATCCCCTGGAATTGAGTTACCTTCAGAACTTCGTGCATGAACAATTTCGCAACAGCCAATATACATAGCCGTATGATTGGCTTTGTTGAGTAACACATCTCCAGGTCTCATGCCTCCGCAGGTTTGAAGATTGCACTCGGCAGTCACGTCTTTGAAACCGCATTTAAGGAATGCGTCATACATATTCCCAGTGAATGTGGCACCTTCAGTTTTGACAGGCACTCCGGCTGCTTCCCAAACGGATATCATAAGCGACGAGCAGTCATAGTCGGGCATACCCCACCTATTCGCCTGAGAATATCCGTGAGAATTGTCATTGGCTATAGTCATGGCCATCTGCATAGCCGAGTTGATGATTTGTTGTGTTGTTATTTGGTCCATTTTTGCTCCTTTATTGTATGCCTAAACACATGAAAATGATAGGTTGCAAATATCTTTAGACCTAGCAATGCCCCGAGTTTTTCCCAGCAAGAATAATTAGAATATCGGGACCAGAGCTTCCAGTCCCGATACCTACAAAGCAGCTCGGTAATCATGCGGCGTTCATCTCCTCTAAGCGTTCTTTTTTTAGCGCGCGACTGCTATTCTGCTTCATAATATCTTTAATTGCAGCCAGCTTGTCGCGCAGTCTCTTCATCGGTTTGCTGAGAGTCAGGTTGATCGCAGATTCGAGTTTGGAATATCCGGATCTCCAGAAGCGAGCCTCGTTTAGCTGCCTAATTGTGGGCATGCATAAATCATAAAGCTCGGAGAATTCATCCTGGGTAAGCCCAAGGTGCTGTCGAATATCACCAACCGTGGAACCCGAATTGTCATTGGTGACAACGTATTCGATCATCTCAGCCAACTCTGTGGCATCTTTGTCCTTAAAAATATCAGTCATTGTTATATTCCTCCTTAGTTATTTACGTTAAACCAATATTGCTCGACGAAGTATTCGCCGATGCTTGCTGCCTGGGAAAAGCATTCCGCATGCTCTTTGTCATCATGCTCAGAAGCATACTGTTTCATTTTTTCAGTATACTGCTCAAGAATATCTAGAGCAGTTACCTCGAACGGGAGATCAAAAGCCTCCTTTAACAGCCTGAGAATATCATCGCAGGCTGCTTTGGAGTATGTTACTTCTCTGAAGCTATTTGATCGGATCAGAGGATGCTTTAGGTTGAGTGTATCTCGGTAAGCCTCAACAATTAGTATCATCATTCCAATGCTATATTGCTGACGCTTATTACGAAGCACCTTCTTTATTCTTTCTCGATGCTCACTCACAAGACTTCAACCCCGATCTCAACTTTAATTTTCTGTCCGGCAAAGAGTTTCTGGATCAACTCAATTTGGCCCATGTCGAACCCAGTTGAAATATAACTGGTCGCAAAGGCCATGCGCTTGTCTGTCACAGGCTTGATTCCGATTTCTTTGTTCGCAGTATTTATTGCAGCATATGCTTTGAGCTCTTCTGATACCGGAGCATTCTTCAGAACTTCTTCCGGTAGACCTACGGCATTGGCAACCTCGGAACAGACCTTACTTTTCCTCCACTTCGAAATATCACTACGGAACTGTTCAAGAGCCTTTGCGTTTTGCTCTGTATGCCGATTGCCGCCATTCTTGATACCAAAATCCCTTGCCATATCAAAGCCGTGGTTCACCAGATACGCTCTAAGGCAATTGCTATCTCTCTGGAATAGCTCTCGATTGATTACTTTTATACCGAGATCACGGCCGTATCGATCAAGCACCTGGTTGATAAATAAATCCTGCTCGCGATGAGTAAGTTTCTTGAAGCCCTCCCATGTAACGAAACAGAAAATCGGCTCGTCCCTCTCTTCCTTCTTCGGATTCATTCGATATTCCCGAATATCACGCCGAAAGTCATGAAGTTTGGTCCGACCATGTCGTTTATCGGGATTGACTTTATCGAGAATTCCCTTGATCTTGAGATGACTCCGCAGAGCATTATCATCTCTGAGATCGAACAGATCTCTTCCAATCTGGACAAGACCGATATCATACTTGTCTTGCAGGTTATTGAGGTACCCGGCCTGCCAGTCTAACGGCATCTCCCTGAATTCGGGAAACGTAAGGAAATCGTCGAAAGTGTAGGTCTTCACTGGCCCATGCTTCTCTTCAATCTCCTTGTTTGTTAGCTGCCGGTTTCCAAGCTTTTGCCCATTGTTGCCATTATGGGCATGATAGCTCTTTGCAGTGATGCTTCTCTCCGCAATCTCATCTTGGTATTCCTTCACTATTTCGTTCATTGTCTTGCTCTCCTTTCAAGTTTGAACGTAAAAAATATAAGAGGACCTACATCTTTCGATCCTCTCTATTAAGGGCCACGGAATTTTTGCGAGGTTAATGAAATAGGTCGTATTTGATTCGCCTTGCCAACAGAATCGGCCAAGACATGCACACGACCATTATCATAGCCATTATTATTAGCCAAAATATTATTGTCGGAGCCCCAACAACAGTTTTCCATTCTTCCTCAAGGCCTCGTAGCTCAATGCTTAGAGTGTTGTCTTCGCCAAAGCACCACCATGCATATACTACTGCGGCCAAAATATATAATGTGATTACAATAGTTGCTTTCAAAAATATTCCTCCCAACTCTCTTTTTTAAGTGGTTTCATACGCAGCTGCCACATCAGACTCCGAAGCTGAAATATCGGATAGTCCTTCTCCTTGGCATGCTGTTTGAAAAAGTCATAGAACTTAGGAGTTGTGTAGATGTCGTTCACTATAGCCGGGTCTACCCCTGACCAGTAGCACATCTTCAGCTCTTCGTTGAATATCTTCTGCACGACGACTATTCCGCGCTCTCCTTCACGAAACAGTGTCCCACAGCTGTAGACCGGGTGCTCAAGTCCGATCAACTCGCCATAAACCGGTATGGCAATGGCTGGCTTCTGATAGTGGTATTTCATAGTTTGTCGTAATACAAGAACATCGATGGCGAATGAATAAGGCCGAACAAGACTAAAAGTTTATACCACCACGGATTAAGGCATCTTTTTCTCCATCGATTCCATCGCTTAAAATGATTTAACATCGTTACTCTCCTTGTCATTTATAAATTTTTTTTCTGCTTCTTTAAGGCCTTCTCGACCATTTTTTTCATAAATATAATTCAGACAGAGCCTAAAGAATACAGCCATCTGAAACTCTTCAAAAGCACCGCCTATGCTACTTTTTAGTAGGTTTCCAATACACTTATTTAGTTCTGGGCATTCTTCAAGAATCGCTTTATCCGCTTCAGTTATTTCATGACTATAATTCAGCAACTGTTTTTACTCTCCTTTCTGAAAATAAAAAGAAAAGGCCACTGATTACTCAGCGACCTTCTTATTCATAGTTTCTACTGCGGCCTTCGCTCCAATAATAGGGGCCATAAAACATGCTTTGTTTACTTCGGTTAATATCTTGTTGATTGTTTTAGCGGCCTGCACGTACTCGTTGCTGTCCTCCGGGATTGCTTTGTCAATCGCCGGGCCAATAGCGTACCCATACAGGCCCCAAAACGCCCAACTTCCAACTACTTTTTTAATCATTGTTTTACTCTCCTTTTTAGTTTTTAGTGTATTGCCTTTCATTATAAGAAGCGCAAAACTTGCGAAAAAAAATATAAGGAATGAGTGTTCCCCGCTTCTAACGGTTAAGTCTCCGGTTTCCCGGCGGTCTACAATTAATCCTATTTGTATGGTTACGGTATCTCAACCGCCCCAGCATAACCCAGGAATTCCACTGTCCTCATTCCATTATAAGGAATGAATATCTTGCGAAGAAAAAAAAAGAAGACCGCTGATTTCTCAACGATCTTCTCGGAACTTATACTCGATCTAAAAGTTTCTCGAACTCTGATCCTTCCATGAATAGGTCTGCATTCAGGTGCAATAGTACGCCACCGTTTTCTTCATACTCAAGCGTCAACTTGTCGTTGAAGTTAATATCTGCCTCAACGCCAAGGTTGCTTTTGATTAAACGCTTCAGAACGCGCTTCAGTACACCCTGCATTAATCTTGTTCCAATACTCATTGAATCCATATTCGTCCTCCTAAATTAGTATTTTGGTTCCGTTATAAGGCATGTATTTATCGCGAAAATACTACTCTTTATCCACTTGTACCATTACAGTACCGTCTTTAAGCACTGCTGCAAAACTCAGATCTGGTAGCAGCACATACTCCTTGATATCGAGATTATCTGGATTTGCGGATTTATACACTGCATTTACGATCGAAATCGCCTGATTGTAGCGATTCCAGATATGTTTGGTGAGGTTTCCTTTGGGATTAATCCTCCCATTCTCCCCAAACAGGTCGTTTTCGCCTGTATATGACTTATAAATATCATTAATCATGGGCTCAACGATTTCTGTGAAATGAGTCAATGCCGTTTGATACAGGAAGACGCATAGTACAGAATCTATTGGATTAGGTCTCTTCGGCTTGACTCCATTGTAACCTCTATACTCGTATGTAAACATAATTCTCTCCTTCAAAACAGAAAAAGAGGAAGCATGAATGTCACACTTCCTCATCTTGAAAACTTAATGCTTTCTAACGAACATCATTGCCGTTTTCGACAGAATAGATGTCTGCTCGATATTTCCTATCAAACCGATCAGTACGGCAGTACAGGTTGTCTCTGCTACGAGCTCGATTACTCGTCTTCCAATCTGGCGGCCAGTATATCTTATACTGTGCTCGTATTCGTTTTCCGCAGCCTCGTTTCTTACTTTTTCCTCGTCAAGCGTGTTCCTCTTGTAGTCTTCCTCAACTTGATGGTCGAACTTTGCCTTCTCGAATTCGAACTTTTCTTTCTCAAATTCGGTTCGTTTGGCATTGTCCTCAAGCTGCTGTTCGAACTTTGCCTGTTCGTGTTGAAATTTCTTTTCATCCAACTCTAGCTGCCTTTGCTCCCGAATACGCCGATCTGTATCTAGATCATCCTGGCGTACCAGCTTGAAAACTCTTTCGATCTCAGACAGAGTACGTTCATACTCTCCCGTGCCTGGGGTAAGATCGGAAATTTTCTTTTTCAGTCTTTCCAATTCATCTTTCATAGCTTTTTCTCTCCTTAAAAAGTATTTTGGGTTTCCATTAAGGGGAACGTTTTATTTGCGAGAATCAAGCTTCTTAAATATCTCGTCAATTCGTTTATGTTTGGCTTTCTCAGCAGCTTTCCTATGGTGCCTGTAATACTGCTTTTGCTTTTTAGTCTGTCGAGGTAGCTTACGATAATCTTCAGCCGCAATCTCTTTGTCTCGGTCATGGCCGAAAATATAATGGATAATGTCGTCGAATTTCGGGCTTGAATTCATGTCACGCTGCCGATGAAACCCACCTTTCATCAACGCAAAATTGCTAAGTCCTGGGTCGAATGCATTACGATGATAGAGCCCAAAATGTTGGTCCTCTTCAAACCAACGTAATTTCCAGAACCCACACCAAGTTTTGACGAAAATATCACCACTGTCATCATCATACCAGCAGGTCATTCGCTCTTCTTCCTTCTTACGGCCAGGACGTTTGTGGAATATCTTTGCCCAGCCCTTAATCCCGCCGCAATACTTGCATGCACGGTATTGCTTATACTTTTGGCTGTCTATATCTACAAGCTTTTTATAATCTTTATGAATCTTGGCGATATACGGGCAGCCATCTTTGTGGTAGACCTTATTCTCTGATACAAGACTTATTACTCGCTGAAACACATTAAAACCCCACTTCCTTGAAAAAAAATAAAAAGGGGGACCGCTTATTCAGCGGCCTCCTCCTTCTTTAGTTCTGTTGCCAGTCTTTTGGCGATATCCGCAGGTATTCCTACCTCCTCTAAGTCTACAACTGGAGCTAGATTCTTGTTCCAGTTTATCCACATTCTGTAACCTTTGAAATGAAGTTGCTTTATACCAACCCCATTCTTTTTCCAGAATGTATTTCCTTTCGGAAGCTCGTATCCCTGAGTTATCTCAAGGATTGCGTCCAGTACATCCTCATAATAGGGTGTGCGCGATCCTCCCAACTTGATAACATACAGAACGTTATCCTCGATTTTGATCATAAACCTGGTGGGCTTAAACCCATCACTCATACATCCCTCAACCGGGCGTCCGTCGTACATAACGACTACTTCGTTTTTGCTTTTGTTGAAAATAACTTTTTTCATTTTCATTTTTCTTTACTCTCCTTTGTTTTTTTTGTTTGTTTTAAGTTTTACTTCATTATATGAGGTGTTAATTACGCGAATATCACCAACGCGTTTACTTTTTCATCCATCTAGCCAGTTTTCCGCCAAGCATCTGCGCTGCATTTTTGATCCCGTCAGTAGCATAGTAAAAGACATATGTTAAACAGATCACGGGCCAGAACAGCATCGCAATTACCGTATCTTCCACATCAACATAATGCGTTCTGGCTCGCATCACTAGCACCCCGAATCCGATGAGCAAATATGCGATCATGCACAGCGTAACAATTATTACAGTTTTCATATTAAATCCTCCATGTTTGTTGGATTATGCATACCATTTAGGCATGTCTTTAAAAATATCGACGCCCTCGCCATAGCCTAGTTCTACCAATAAGTCGCACATATACTGATCGGCGAGTTCGTGACTATCTTCAGCGTCCCAACCCCACCCATGCCCACGGAGAGCTTCCCTTTCGTCAAGGATTTTTGGAATATTTCTCATTTTCTCTGCGAATTCTTCAGGCGTTGTCATATGCTAACTCCTTCTTCGATAAGTATCGTTAAGAGCACTTCCATTTTAGCTCGTTCTTCTCGTATAGAGATAATCTCGCTAAGGCTCAAATTGGGCTTCCTGCCTAGATCTTCCCAGCAGCTCTTATGCCACCGGTACGACCTAACAAGCTTGTCAAGTAGGTCGTCATATCTCGTATCCATTTTTGTGTCTTTGTCATTAGCCGTTGTCAATTTCTTCATACTCTCCTTCTTTAACCTCGCCATATGTGTAATCAATCAGCCTTCGAATTCTTTTTGCAAAGTCCTCATCGGCCTTAATCATTTCCTTAATCTTGTTCTCGACAAGGTCCTCGAGTAGTTCATTCGGTCCAGACATCATCCGTTATACCTCCAAACATTATCATAGTTGTCAATACTTAGATCAGTCTTCAGCCAGCAGCCATTGCTATTCAGTTCGGCGTAGCAATACTCGCTGCTGACAGGTCTCGGAGCATCACTGTAAAAATCATCAATTATCACTTCTGCAAGCCTGTAGTCAGCATCCGAATAATAGTTATTCACGCTGAACCCCGCCCACTGATTTGGCTGAAGTAGAGATTCTTCAATAGTGCTGCACTTGAATCGAGAGTCAATTACTCGGTTGAGAGCGCACTCTGCATAAGTGATAATATCACTCTTTGTGTAGCCATATTTCGTGACATACGAACGCATGCCAGCCACGAACTTGGCCATAAGGACTGTTTCATCGCGACGCCGGTCATTTTTTTCTGTGTCTATTTGCGTTGCGATAACGGTTTCCGTCTTCGGTGTGGCCTCTTCAATACTTTCAGCATAGACATGCAACGTAACACACCACTTCGTCAAGAATATCACGCCGAACAGCACGAGAATGAATGCTGGAATAAGCATTGGGTTTTGCCGGATCTTAACGATGATCGGATGTCTTGGGACGTACTTTTTCTTGGACCAGTCAACTTTGTTCAGATGTTCCATAGCTTTCTCTCCTTTCTGATCTATACCAGCTAAAAATATAAGGAGACCGGTCATATCGATCTCCTCTCTACTAAGATGTATGAAATTCTTGCGAAAAAAATATAAGGGCTGCATTTTTAGCGAGCCCTTATATTACTAATCAAACGCATCCAAAAGGAGCAACCCCAATGGTTGTACTTGCATTTCTTGAGTTTATATCTCCAATATTGTTTATACAGCTGTAGCCGCTTTGATTATTAGCGGGCGAACGAGTCCACCAAACGCTAGCAGAAATCAAATTATATCCGTTCATTTTGATGGAATTAACAACATACTTGTAATAATCCACCTGTGTCCCTTCACCGATGATAGAGCTACTGGACGAACCAACGACCTCGATTGACGACCGCAACGCCAACAAATTTTCAGTCACTGTTTCAATGGCAGATCCCGCAGGTCCTGCGCTTGCCAACACGTCGAACGAGCACAAGTGTTCTCTGAGCCATGTTGGTAGAGCTGCTGCCAACGCCGGGAGTGTAACGTTTTTCATCTCTGTAGTACCGTAGCCGCCTGCGTTTGAGCTCGTATCGTTAATCCTCTGTACGGTCTCAAGCGCCTCGACAAAGTCAAACTGCATCACACAGCCGCAATTGTTATAATCCTCAAACGATGAGATCACAATGTCGATATCCTGCGCGGCGTGGGCACGGTCACCACCGCCGGTGAAGGCATCGATGTGGATTTTACGCATGTTACCGACTCGCCAACCGCCATCACGCCGAAGGTCAATTGTGCCAGCATGTGCGGCTTCGATCATAGCGGCGATCTGCGCATCGCTGCCCCACTCAAAGCTTACGATCTCTACGCCGCCGATCACGGTTGTTGGCCAAAGGCTTGTCTTCAGTTTGTAGACCAGAATGGCGGCGTCGCCGGAGGCAATTTCCAGCGGGGAATCGATAACTGTGCGATCGAGCAGACAGATGGCATCAACCGATGTTGTTCTACCAGGCGTTTCGGCACATTTGATCGACTGCTTGTAACCGACCTCGTTAATCGTCAGCGGAGTATTGCCCGTATTAGTGATCGTGAAAGTATATTGAAGAAAAGGATTTCCAGGCGTGTCACAGCCGGCGACGCGACTTGTCAGCGAAACGGTGATGCCAGTGGTGATCGTTTGCTCAAGATTGGTGTCGTCTTCCGTTGCTGGTGTCGAGCCGGTACCGAAGGATATGCCAGCTTCGCTAGCATTTAGCGTAAATGATTCGGTGCGCACATTGGGGAATGAGAAAGCCCCTTGCACATAATATACTTTACCTTTGACATTCTTCACCATGAGTGAGCCGAACGCCGTTGATGTGGACTGCAGTAGCATGGCCATCAGGTTTTTCAGATTTTTAGTAACCATTGCTTTTCTCCTTCAATAATCAGGTAATAGCATCGATACTAGCTGTGCAATCCCAGGATAAATCGCTGGCCGCATTGCGGTATATCGTTTCTATTTCTGCTCTGGGGGAGCGTCGAGTGCCCCCATCTATTTCGACAATAATATAGTCATAGCCATCAGCATTATCCGAAGATGCATAGTATCGCCCATTTTCTGTTATAGTTTTATGAATCAGGTTCGCAACAACAGGAACATTAACAAAAACTTGGCTTAGCCCATTAAAGCCTTCATCTGGGATAAATGATCCATTTTCTGTGATAGACTTAGTCTGCAAAATAGGGGTTGTAATGCTGTCGATTGCTCCCCGCATTTCAGACACTAAAAATGTTTCAGTCGAACCAAGTTTACTTCGAATAGCATCAGCTATGCCTTGAATGTTATTTTCTTCATAAAGCTTTTTAGACATGAAATATCACCGCCAGGCATTTATTCGATTTTAATCTCAAAAGATGTTGATAAAGTTTGCTTGTCTCCAGGCCGTGCCCACATTATAGTTATTTTTTGTACAGCCGAAGTTCCTTTTACTTCTTGATCAGATGGTTGTTTTGTACTTATTGGAACATCTTTAATGTACTCCTCCCACGCTGCCTCAACAAACTTGTCGGTACGTGTACGCACTACTGATGAGCCAGTCGATCGCCACTGCCCATCCACATAAGCAAATAGCCCGTAGTCAGAGCTGCTACCAGAAATTCGTTTAGCGTATAGGTGATAGTCGTTATAACGTTTATCCAAATATTTAGTAAGAAGAATTGTTGCCGGACCATAATAACTACCTAATGTGACAGGCCGTCCTGATCCAGTTTGAGTACCAAGTGGCCTAGATGAACAATATGCATTATTTCCAAGAGAAACTGTATAGCTCACAACCATGGCATTTACGCCATTACCGTCAGAGTATTCTTCATACTCAGCTTCCGATTTGTCAGCAACTTTTGGAGATAGTATCAGTTCACTGTGCGGAATGACGCCATTCGTGTATCCATTTTTATCATATGGGGAGCCATCTGGGTAAAATGCTTTAATAACCCAGCCACTTGGTATTTTTAGCATCTCACCATTTTTATGGGTAGCACGGATGTAAGATTGATACTGCTGACTATCCTTATTCGAAACTTCTATATATGTCGGATATGCACTTCCATGTTGCCCAATGGCTGCCGCCTCTTCCTCAGATTTCGTCCTATTTTTGAGAATAAAAGAACAGGCAAATGTACTATTTTCCTTATACGGGTTTTTCCATTTTACTACAAATTGCGCATCCGAAATTTTGGGATTGACCGGCATTACTGTCGGAGAGAAGATTAACTCACTAAACGGAATAATACCACCTGGATACCTCTCGTCTGAGAATACCACTTCTTCTGCAGCCGTCGAATAGGAAGATAAAAGTGTACATTCCATTCCGGTAAAATCTATAGTCTCGCCGTCATCGTATTCAGTCTTGATCGGCATGTGGCTGATCTTCATTCGGACAGGGGACTTGTTCATTGTCGGAGTGCCGCCGGAATCTTCTGGGTAAACTATATACCATCCAGGGCCAACACCTTCTGATGCCACGCCTCCAATTCCACCTCCAGAGCTTCTTCCGGACGTAGAGACTTCATCTTTGTAGAATCTGGAAAGTGTTTTCTTCGGGATTCGACCAAGGGTAATCTGCTTAGCCGCCGAGTCTAAATATAACGAGATCTTACTCAACGGCAGGTCGGTATCTATTCCGTGAGGGCCCGACACGCAGTGGACCATCTGCCCAAGACGAAACGGCGTTTTTGTTGAATCAGTCCCGTGCAAATCGACAGCCGAACACTCAATAACCATCGCATTATACTGAAGCTTAGTTAAATACTTCTGAGCTTCAGCCAACAGTTCTGCGGGGGTTCGAATATCACTGTAATTTTCAGCCTTGATGATTTGACCATAATTAGCAGCTGAGTTCCCGACCAAAATATCAGATCCATCATTGACCGATGCGATTGTGAGAGGTTCCCCAGTTCCGCCATCGGATTCGCTTATCGTCGCGCCAAGAGGCAAAACGCAAGTTGCAAAATCTTTACCATCAAATGAATAGGTGAAATTTAGCAGGTTTTTCGCGAACTCAACAGTCTGATTGCACTCATAAGGCATAACGTCATCACGAAGAAACGAAATATAATTTATTCCGTTTCGCCGCTCAAGAAAGAAATGTCCTTCTTCTGCGTCAAGCAGCTTACTCTTAAGTACATCCGCCGTCTGCTCAAAGTCTATTTTACGATAGATCTGATGATCTGGAACCGTCATTCGTTCGACCTGAAACCGACGAGACTCTTCGACCATTTCGTTATGCCGCTGAATGACATCCCTGAAAAACTCGCTTAGATAGGTCCCTTCGTCATACTCTTTTTTTCTCTGGACACTATCATTAAAATATCCCATAGCCCCTTCACAATAGATTTTTTTATTCTGGTAAAAATCCAGGTGAAGTTCTATCGGACGGCCAAAGAAATGCTGAACGTTCCCTTCATAGACCTCGATCGTCATTGACATGATGTTGCTCATCTCGAAACGATTATAAAATTTATGGTTTGGAGGGACTGTAAACTCAAATGATCCGGTGGTGTCTATTTCGCCTTCCACGTGAGGAGATAGAAGCACCAGTTCTGGATCTGAAAAATCAAGAATACTTTCTCCATCCAAAAAGACCTGATAAAGCATGAAATATCTCCTTAGTAAGCAATATCATCGCCGTCTTCAAATAGCGTTTCTGGAAGTGCCAAAACCGCCTCGTCATTTACAAGATTTATAACTTTTCCTTGGTTTTCTGAGAGTCGAAGCAGCTTGGCGGCTTCTTTTAGAATTCTCTCTTCCTCAGTCTCGCTGCCTCCGCTTTCAACCGTATTCGGGTCGAGAATATAATCGATCGTGATGGTCGAATTATTTGCTGAAGATTTCCAATCGCTGACTTGAAGACGACCAGTATATGTCCTTTCCTGATCGTCCTCAAGTTTTACTGTGTGCGCTCGGCCATGAAGATAATCAACCAAAGAGTTATATACTTCTGACCAATTCTCGCCAGGGATAAGGAAGAATTCCCAGGAGCCTTTTCGATACCCATAGTGCGGAGTACCGGTCAGGATCTCGGTATAATCCAAGCCCCCATCAGCTCCTGGGAGATCAATGTAGGCTGTCTTTACTTCTGGAGGTTTGATGTGCAGCCTCGATGTCGGGATCATATCCCACTCAGTGTAAGTGTTTTTGCCAGATATAATAAGGCCAGGCAATGGCCTTCCGTTAAAGAACATTCAGTCATTGCCTCCTTTCCCTTACTGCGGTCTTGCCAAGTTCGGTATTCATTGCTGGAGCAAGTGCCCCAACAACTACACCGGTGTCCATGACAAGCTGCATATCCTGAATTGTCTGGCCAAGCTGACCGATCTTATACTCAAGCTGCACTATGGCATTCACAACGTCCTGGTTCTGCATGTTATAGCTGATCGCGTCGCCGTTGACATTCATGTTGTTGAGCCCATTGAAGCTCCCCAGCCGGCTGCCTGCGAGCATGCGGTCAGAATACTGAATATCACGCCGCATGCTCGATACGTCCATGACAGGCGTAATCGTCGGTGTAAGCTCAGCGGCAGTTCTGGAGTATTGCTCCATCGTAGACATTGCGCCGCTCATGCATTCCACCATGGCGGAAGATACCTGAGCACGTCCAGCAATCAGTTCATTCGCAATTGCCATCGGAATATAACTCGTAAGCATCTCGAATACTCGTGACGGGCTATGGATCTTAAGCACAGAAGTGAATGTCGTCTGCAAAGACTTAGCAAGCTTCGCCATAGCATTGACGGGGACGTTGTAATTCTGGTAGATACCATTCGCGATACCGACAGGGATGTTAGAACCTATTGTGCGCCAGTTAGACTGAATCTGAGATGCACGAGCAGCATTATTAATCGCAATGATCATATTTCTGAAGGCGTTAACGGCCAACGTTTCATGGTCGTCGATCGATTTAACAATGCTGTCCAGCATTTCGTTCATGGCGTCTATGGGATTCTTCTGATTATCACGAATAGCCTGCGCTAACGCCTTAAGCTTGTCTTCGGCGTCATCTGGAAGTTTTCCGATGGAGGTAGCAAGCAGATACATGCCTCTTGTCAGTACTGAAAATCCGCTGACATTAGCAAAGTTTAGTCCCAAAAGTGCGCCTAAAGCTGAGGCTAAACCTCCGAAGAGTTTTGCCAGATCCCAGAATCCAACCTCGCTGAATGCTTTTATACCATCTGCCAAAGGACCCAAAGCATACCCAAGATCCGCCAGCGACTTTGTATTACTGAAAGCTGCAAAATTCAGACCCATTAACGCAGGCAATGCCGCAGCCAAGGCGACAAACAATGCGCCAATATCACGGAAATCAACGTCTTTGAATGCCTTGATTCCTTCGGCCATAGGAGCTAAGCAAATACTGAATGCGGTCAGAGCTTCTCCACCAGAATATAAGCCAATTGCGCCAGCCGCTAAGAATAGCCCCGCGATGCCCAAGGCAATAAGTCCACCGCCAAGAGAAACAAAATAGTCCGGATTTAAGTTATTAAACTTGAGTTCAGACATAGCCTGTAGCCCTCTGGCCAAAGACACAAGCCCCAGCCCACCGATTAATAAGCCTAAACCACCGGCACCAAATATCACGCCAGCGATACCTAATGCTATAAGAGCGCCGCCCATAGATAGCAAATAATCAGGAGCTACGTTTACACCACTCATCATATTAAGAGCAACGGCTAGCACAAGCAGGCCCGAGCCGCCAAGAAGCAGTCCAATTCCGCCAATGCCAAATATCGCTCCAGCAACGCCAAGAGCTATCAAAGCACCGCCCATCGCAACCAGATAATCAGGATTTACTTTAACATTGTTAAAAGCAGTTAACGCTGCTGACAACACAAGAAGTCCAACTGCGCCTATAGTAAATGCCACGCCAGCGACAGCCAATGCTAAAGCAGCCACCAAAGCCATGGGAGCAACAGCAGACAATGCCGCCAATGCAACTCCGACTATCAGCAACAGGCCTGCCAAATTAAATAGAGCATTCTCATCCTGGCTCATGACGAATGATAGTGCCCCAAGTCCTACTGCCAATACAATCAAAGCTCCACCGACAAGAACGAGTGCGGCTCCTGCGGCAAGCATTCCAAGCGGATTAACATACTTGGCCAACAGTCCGAGAGCTGTAGCCACAACTATCAATGCCAAGGCCATCGGCATCAATTCACTGACATCAATTCCTCGGAATAGATGCACAGCAACACCTATGAGGATTAATGCTGCTCCAATACCTATAAGAGCCATCGCCCCCGCAAGCATCGCTCCAGGGTTAGTTATTTTACTTAGTAAGCCAACAGCGGCAACTACTGTGATAAGTGCTGCGCTCATTGCAAGCCAGGCGTGGAGCATTTTATCAACCGGAATTAAAGAAAACCCGATCATCGCAATAGCCAGAATAACCATAGCCGCTGAAAGCAAACCAATGGCAAGAGCTGCAGCTATGATCTTAAGCGGATTTGCTTTCTTTAATATAATATCAAGCTGTTGAATAGCGTATATGAGTCCGAATAGAACAACCCCCATTGCCAGAACTGCTGTGCCAAGCTTTTTCATAGGCACTAACGACAGAATACCAATAGCTACGGATAAAATAAGCAAAGAAGCTGCAAGAGCCACTAACACCGGGGCGGCGATACCTAAGCTCGCTGTAATTTTCATATACTTGCTCATAACGCCTAGGGCTAGCATTAGCGCAGCCAATGAAGTTATCATGGCTTCAAGCGCAACAACTGCCCTATCGGTATCAATTAAAGATAAAATGCCTATGCCTACTGCGAGCATCACAATAGCTTTTGCTATTTCGCCGATGCTTTTTGCATTAAGGTTATCAGTCAAGGCTCTTAGAGAACCAGACAACCTTGAAAACACTGTCGAGATTTTATCTGGAAGATTCGCTAATGTTTTAAGGCCGTCCCATTTGCCAGTTAGAAGATCAAATACGCGTCCAAGGCGTTCGACAGCCCATTGTACCGTTTTGAACTTTCTAAACGCCATAAAGCCACCGATTAGAGCAGCAAAAAGCTTTGTCACCTTTGTGCCAAGAGAGTCATCGGAGCCGAATGTCGCTTTTATAGACTCGCCAAAGCTTTTTAATGGCCCGTCTTTCAGCTCGCCGACAACCTCGCTAAATCTCTCAAACAAGGTCTGGCCTTCCTTCAGCCCGATCAGCTCTTTAAGGAAGTTAGATACTTTTGCCCGTGCTTCATCTACAAATTCGCCAACTTCATTGAATCCATTTTGAATTCTTCCGAGAATACTTTCGGCGGAGGCTCCTTGCTCTATGAAATCTTTAACTTCTAACAGCCATTCATTCAGCTTATCGCTAGCCAGAGTGATCTTTTCAACAATCCAATCAAAGCCTTGCCCGAAAGTAGTGAATGCTGTTGAATTTTTAAGAGACTCGAAGACTTTCTTCCCAATAGCGAATATAACTTCGCCCGCCGTCCATGCGGTATTCCCAAGAGACCTTAGAAGATTGGCAACCTTCACAATTCTTGGGGCTATCTCTTCATACAGGATTCTTCTGAGTTTCGAAGGGTCTATCCGACTAATAGCTCCGAGCAGTTTATTAAGAACTCCAAGGACTCTATTACCAAACTCTGAAGAAAGTTTGGCTGCGTTTTTTCCAACAATGCCAAGACCGATAGCGATTACTTCGGTAATGTTCTTTAGTGTTTTAAAAACGCTATTCAGTCTGCTTCTAAGAATTTTGAGTCTGGCGAAGGTCTTTCCGCCTCGTCCTTCAAGTCCCTTGAAGATTTTCTCCAAGTCTATTTTATCGAGCATATCCACTATCGACTGTAGCCACTTAAGGTCGATGGATTGAATCAGCTTGACAATCTTATCGGATAGGATCTCAACAGACTTTGTAAATGTGCCTTCGGCAAACGGCGTAAGTATGGCTTTTGAATTATTAAAGAGCTCTCTTAAAGCCAACGCAACTTTGCGAATACCTTCATGATAAGGGGTAATAAACTTTTCGCCGATTCGACTGAGGGCGGCTCTCATATTGCGCAGGGCACCGGTGTATGTCTCGTTTGCTGCTGTGGCATGCTCGCCAAATGCCAGGTCCATTGCCTTGGCAAACGTGAGAGCATCCATTCCGCCCTTAGAGATCAATTTACGGAGTTGTTCCTCTGTGTATTTTGCATCTACACCAACTCGTTTAAGTGTGCCGTTCTGCGACATCTCAGCAAGCTTAGCCACAACGTTCAGGCCGCGAAGCTCAAAACGCTGAAGCTCGCCATTGGTGACCTTCCCCATTGCGAAAATATCACCCATGACGTTGGCGATATCGTCGTATGAGGAGTTGGTCATGGCGGCAATACCAGAAATTGATCTCAAGACTTTGCCCATATCTGAGATTTCGCCAGCAGCGTTCTTGTACTGAACGCCTGATGCACCTATGATAGCTGCCGCTTTGGCCGCTTCGTCAGCGCCATAAGCGGTGCCCATAACCGCATGGTCAATATCATCAGCGACTTCTTCCCATGCGATGCCTAAGCCTTTAAGCTGGAATCTGGCGTTTTCTACGTTTAGCGCACGCTGCGTACCGCCAGATATAATCTGTTCGGGAATAGCAGTTAGCAAAGCCGAGGCCAAGTTAACGGCCTTGTTCGTAAGATTCTGGATTACTGCCGTGCCAACAGTGCCAACACGAGAAAATCTATATTCCATCTCGGCAAGGACGTTGCCAAGATGATCCAAGCCCTGAGCGCCAAGGATGTTAAGCATGCCGTCAAGCTTCTCAAGCGTCGAGAGAGTCTGTTTAGCGCCTTTCTCAAACTGCTCGTTATCGAAGCGCATCTCTACTATTCGCTGCTCGACTTCTTTAGTCATACTCTAACAACCTCCCTCCAGGCTTTTTCCGCTATTTCATCCATAATCGGTTGAATCGCTGGATTGATAAAATCTCTACCTTCAACCCAGCCACCGTTTCGAGTGGCGTGCCCATATTGAATAAGAATCGCAATGGGCACACCATCTTTCATATTTTGATTGGTCCAATGAATACGAGCTTTTCCTCTTCCGTACTCGATCTCGTATCCCCACGCTCTCGCAGTCTCACCAGTGTCTTGTGGAGTAGCCAGTGTTAAAGCTGCAACTCCCTCGATTGCATATTTCTCAAGAATCCGTCTAAAGTCACAATCCTCGGCTTTTTCAAGCATCTTTTTTGTACCTCGAAAATTGCCTTTAACTTTGATCCGGACCATGATTAACGCCTCCTGCTGTAAGCTGCCCTTCTTGCGTGATTAATTGATCGATTACGAGCCATTCTTTCAGCCGGATTTGACTTGGACGGTTGCTCGTTCTTTGCCGAACCGACTTCTATAAGCTTCAATAATCGGTTAAGATGCCATGTCTCACAAGGCCGGAATGGTATTTGAAGTGCTGCCATCCAATAGTAGATGAGTTCGCTTGTAACGATTTCTCTGCTTGGAGGCTTTCCGGCCTGATGTGAAACTGTCGTTGCTGTCATCGGATCATTGATGTAGTCCGAGATCTGCTGTCTTTCTTCATTTGTCAGAACTCTGTAGACATTCGGATCTATAGTTTTTTCACCGATGGTCATGCAACGTATATAGTCAGTATCCTCAGCAACGGTTTTGGTGTTCGCTTCTTGTGTGAGCACCTGCTGCCTAAGGTATGGTTTTTTCCATTTTGATTCCCAACGAGAAACACTTAGCAAAGAATGCTCCAGAGTTAGAATCGTTTTCGGAGTATAGATGAACTTGGACTCGAACTCATCAAAAAGCTCTCTCGCCGGAATCTCTAGTTGGAGAGGCATGACTTAAGCCACGCCGATAGCGCTCTTCATCTGGGCTTTTTTCTCGTTGTAAGCCTTCATGTCAAGCTCGGCCGTCGGAAGAATGCCCATGATAAGCGGCTCAATTTCATTGATACCATCTTCACTCAGAAGATCGAGGAGAAGCGCAGAATATGCCTCAGATGTCTCAAACTCGTCGGCAAGGACCTGGCCATTAATCTTCTTGACAAAGCGGCCATCGTCGGTCTTGCGACCATACGCAGACAGAATGAGGGTCTCGAGGACTGTGACAAGCGGCTTCATAAAGATGTCGCCATCTTTGACATCTGTGAGAATCTTACGCATGTAGTTGATGAGACCGCCATAATCGGAATACTTGAGATCCATCTTAAGGAACTCGGCCTTGGTCAGATGCAGATATACCTTCTCTTCGATATCGTCGCCATCGAAGCCCTTGTACTTAACAGTTTTAACAATCATTTTTGTCTCTCCTTTTATTATTGAAAAATATAAGGGCTGCCGTTTTTACAGACAGCCCTTTAGTCTATGTGTTTATTACGCAGCGGCCTGAAGCAGAGCAATCAGCTCATCCGGCATGGGAAGACGACCATCAGTGGCTTCAATGCTTCCGGAAGCGTCAGTGCCATAAAGAGTATTTTCGAGGACTTTGACCTGAGCGTCGGTAAGCTCAGTGCAGTCAAACTCCATATGAGCAGTCGGCTTATAATCCTTCACATTGACCGGGATAGTATCGATGCTCCAGCTGAGGTTCATAACATCCGGACTATCATTCACAGTCTGATAGGCCTTCTCGGTCGGGTCAACCGTGCCACCGTAAATAACATGGATGATATAACCATGGTCGTTAAACTCGGTGGCGTTGCCCTTAATCGTGCGCCAGCTAAATCCAAAGGGCTTACGGGGCTGCTGGCTAAGCTTAACACCTTTCATGGGGGAAGCTGACCCGTCGCACTCATCAAACTCCTCGGGGGAGTAGAGAGCCTCGATAGTAGCCTTATAGTTCTCCGCAGAACGAATGGACAGGTACTTGATGTTGTCAGCGTAAATATCCGTGGGCTCTGCGCCTTCAGGCTGCTCAGTCACAGCGGTTAGGCCATTCCAAGCAACTGCTTTCGGATATGTGCCATTGACCTGCTTGTAAAGAACGCCACGGTCGCAACCGGTCTGATAATACCGCTTGTCGACTTCGTCCCAGGTAATTCTACCGGTAGTAGGCATAATCGTTTTTCCTTTCTTAATAGAAAATGATAAAAGGGTAGTGGTATAGATTGTCCACAGGATAGTTCCTTCCGGCTCGACAGTATTGGAAATGCTCCTGTATCAATCGAGGAACCGGACTATCTGGATCTCTAGTGATAAAAACAACATTGTATTCGGCATTCACCAAATATGGCAGGTTGTCTGCTCGCTTGACATCCATAGAGTTTTCTGAGTATCGGATGCAGTCATACTTCATCTTGACCGAGTCCGGGGGCTGGAAATAGATGTTCTCTTTCCCGGCAGGTTGGCCTAAAGCCTCTCGGAGAATCGCTCTTAACTCATCGTCAAGGAGCAGACGTCTCGTCTTCCTCGGGTTCTGGTCCATTGTAGACTCCTCCAATCGTCAGATGTAGGCGAGGGAATCTCACCTCGACGCCTGTTACTTTCCAACGGGCGCCATAGAGCTCGACATACCGAATCGACTGGAAGTGATTAAGCGCATACGGATCGGCTACAAAGCTAATCTCGTTAGAGAGGCTGATGTCATCATTTATGCTATCGCTTTGAGTCGAAAAACGACTGTAATTACGTTCGGTCTTGCCCGAAAAGCGCCGCTCAACGATGGTCGGTGCATGAACACTCGGACTCGTTTCAGACAGTTCTTCGTAGCCGATTTTTCCGTAAAACTTACTCATGCTTAACCACTTCCATTTTGATTTTTAGCCGAAGATTAGGCCTTGGGCTCAGTGCCTTCCTCGTCGTCCTTCATATTCTCGTCCTTCAGGATGACAATGGCGGAGAAGGGCTTGGTCAGAGCGCCGCTGCAGCGGGTCTCAATCAGATACTTCATCTGGTTGTAGTCGATGTCAAAGTCATCAAACAGGGAGACGGCACCGCCCTTATCTGCGCCGATGTTGTAGTCGGCCGGATTGACGATGATGCCCAGGACATCCTTGCTGTTATACTTCAGGCCTTCCATCTGCTCAACCTCGGTGAACTTGCGGACACGGCACTTGGTGGCCAATTCCTGAGTGCTCTTAAAGAGGTCGCGGCCCATCTGATCGGTCATCAGCAGCATGTCAGTCAGGATGTCAGTGCCGAGATAGAAGATCGGGTTGCCGGAGCCACGATAGTTCTTACGAGCCTTGATAGCGGCGTTGATCACACTGCGAGGAGAACCACTGGCATAGTGACGAATAACGAACAGACTGTTATCAGTCAGGATCGGGCGGATGTGATCTTCGGAGATCTTGTCCTCGTCGGAGCCAAGACGGCCATCACCAATCAGGCAGGCGCGAGCAATTTCCTCATCCAGCTGGCCGCGCATCTCGCTCTTGATCCAGGCCACAACGTCGAAGTCAGTGATGTCGGTCACGTCATCACGGTCGAGTTTCTGCTTCTTATAAATGGTCTGGGGGTCGGTGGTACGCTTGAGCAGGCTGAAGACCTGTTCCTTCTTCAGGTGGCCCTTCAGATAACCTTTAGCACGCGCAGCATCCTCCGTCAGGTCAGCGAACTGGCTCTTGATGCGGCTGAAAGGTGTACGGTGGACATTAGAGAAGAACTCAGCAACCCAATCAGCCGGGCGGCGAATCCACTCGGGCGGATTGTTCAGGTTGCGAAATTCGGGGAACAGCATATCCATGTCATTAAGACCATAGGTGCTGTTGCCGGTGGCATAGGTGACGCCAGCGCTTTTGTCGGTCGGGTCAATCAGATCACCATAGTTGGCGTGCATCAGGACACCGCTCTCCATATGAGCATCAACAGCGTCGCGGAGAGAACCCATGCGGGTAGCATCCTGGAAAATCTGCTGCATGTCATCATGGGACAGGAAATCGCCGGTCTCGTAGTCGCCTTCGAAAACATTGTGTCTCATATCTTCATCCTCATCTTCATCATAGTCTTCGTCGTCGAGGTCCTCTTCGTCCTCGTCGGTGTCCTCATCATCGAGGCCATCTTCATACTCAGCAGCCTGGTCCTGCAAGGCTGCGCCGATGGTGTAGTACATGGCTTCCTGCTGCTCAGGGGTCATGGTGTCGATGATATCCTGTACGCTCTTCTTGGAAGGCATTTCGTCATCCTCACTTTCATAATTGTCGTCGGCGGCCTCATCGTCGAAGTCGTCGGCGTGGTAAAGCTCAATATCGGAATCGGCATAGATCACAGCCTCGGAATAGTCTGTATCGAAGCTTTCTTCGTCAGTTCCTTCCCCGTGAACCAATACCGGGTTATCAATATAGGCTCCGGGATTTGCGCCAGCCAATACAATACTCACTTCACGAATAGCGCCGTGAAGAACATTATTACCCTTCTGCACGAGCTTATTGGCGTAGATGCTCAGGCTTGTGATATCACCATGCTCCAGTGCAGCTTTCACATGCTGCGCGGATTCGGTGTTATTAAAGTATCCATACGCGTATACACCGTCATCTCGATTCTCAAGCACGCAGTGTCCAAGAACATTCATCGGGTCTTGATGCTGGTGCATGTAGACAAGAGGGACAGACTGACCGTCATTCTCCTGGAAGGCGTTGCGGCGAATGATTCTGCCGTCAGCGCACAGCAGGTCATTTTTGGTGGCATAGCCGCCAAAGTCAGGTTTTATAGGTACCCTGCTCATTTTGATTTTCCTCCTGCAAAACCCGCTGCGCTGCTTGTCTGCCAAGCTCAGCAGGATTTGAAACTATCTGTTCCTCGGGCGGTTGATTAAGATGTCGATTTCGCAGCTCGTCCGAAGCTGGGTCTTTACTCGGCATATAGCCAAGTGCACGACGTACCTCGTTCGGGGCCAGAATTTCACTGGTCACGAATTTGTCACCGACATCGGCCATTTGACTGGCAGGAACAAGTTTAAATGGATCGCGGAAGAACATGACACTCTGTCCTTTGCTGCGGGCAGATTTTGTCAGGAACTTCCGTTTAAATTCATTGGTGATTACACTCAGCAATGGCTCTATGATTCGAGCGTAGTAGTTCGCCATTGTCGCCTCGTTTGCAGTACCATTTAAGATCTCGTTCGTAATGCCTAGCTGGCTCATCAATGTCTCAGTCAGGTATTCGATCTGCTTCATTAAATTGTTCTCAACTGGGCGGTTAAGCTGAGTAATACGCTCTGTGCCATCGGTGTATGCAATACCATATTTGCTTCCCATCAGCTGCTCTTCAATATCCTTACGCCGATCCTCAGCCTGCTTCTTTCTGGCCTGAGATCGGATGGCATATGGCAACTGAATGATGAGATCCAGCTTTCCTGAACTGCTCTGCTCGTCAATTGCGTCGAGGAGATTCAGCTTACGAATCAATCGCTGGAGAATGCTGTTCGGTTCATTCATGATCGAGTAGAAGGGGTTCTCAATGATCGCAGTCATCGACTTTGGGAGAACCAGCTCCTGCTTTCTACCGAACTTATCATTGTAAAGCTCCACTCGCACGTACTGTGGATACCATTGCTTGATCTTCCCAGTTCGCATGCTAAGGATATCATAGGCATTGTCAGACTTTGGAGAGAAGTTTGTATCGACAGGCACGACAGCCACAACTCCTTCATCGAACATGCTCATCACAATATCTTGAATGAAGTTGCGGCCCGTTTGATCAATATTTGCTTCGACAGTCAGCACGTTATTAAGACCCGATTTAACAGGTTCTGTGAAAAATCCGTTTTCGTCAGTCATAACATGTTGAATATCAGTCTGTGCTACATCCTCTGCGATCCGGTTATAAATCGAATTAACGATGGATCTCTCATGCCCTCGCATAAGTCTCAATCGATCTGGGCGATAAGAATATCCACCGTAGTAAATGGTAGGCGAGGTGGGATCTTTATTGTTGATGAAGGCATTCCAGCCGTGCTGGAGCCTTTCGGCCAATGTCGGCATATGAATGCTCCTTCGAGTTAGTGATTATTTACGAGGTTTCTTTTGGCGGTAACGGTTACCATAAATATCGGCTTTATACCCATGTTTTTTACGCCAAGAATTGGACTTTAAGACCGGGTTTTTACCGTACTTATCATACGCTTTCTGCGCAGCATATCCAGCAACAGCTGGGCCAAATGTCAAGGCTGCCTCTTTGCCCACGTTTCTTGCGTATTCTCTTCGAGTCCAGTAATTTGTCTTAAGTTCTGGACGCCCAGTGGAACGATCATATACTATGCGGCGCGACCGCACATGCTTGGAAGGTCCATTCATATAATCGTTATACTTCTTTGCAGTAGCTTTTGCTTTGTCTTTAGCTTTATCTGCAGTTCTTTTAGCCGCGCCAGCATAAGACTTAGCTGTATCTTTCACCCAACCAGGATATTTTCCGGCTTTAGCTCTATTTTTAGCATGGTCCTTAATGTCTTTCTTGGCCTTATAATATGCCCGCTTAGCTGAAACAGCAGCATTATTCGCCGCATTTTTAGCTTTTCCAGCATAGTAGCCAGTATTCATCGAGGCGCGCTTAAAAGCATCTCCAACTTTTGAATGCTTTCTAATGGCAAGGCCTTCGCCAGCAAAGGCGCTGTTAACTTGCCTCTTAGCATTTGCTCTAGCAGCCGCAGCTTCAGCTTTGGCGACATTTCTTCTTACCCCGCCTTCAACACCACGTGCATACCAGGGAGTTCTTGCCGAATCTCTAACTCTGCTGCCAATATTTTTAGCAAGGCCTTTAATCGTCCCACGATTTCTATAGCCAAGGTAAGCAGCACCAGCGCCAAGAGCAACGCCACCGGCAATGGCCGCTGCACGACGAAGATTCCTGCTCCTATTCGGATTAGCACCACTTGTATAGCGATTATACCTAGCCTGACCCGCAGCAGTAAGCGAGCCATCGGGATTCTGATACCTGCGGTGGCCCCATTTCATGCCTTTGGTGCCGTAATGGGTCAGATGCTCACCGACTGGCATGTTGCCTACATAGTAAGTCATTTTGATTTTTCCTTTCGATCTTTATGCCGCTTATATGATTTGTATCCTAGGCCAGCAGCTGTCGCCCCATAAATTGGGTAATTAATTGCTAAATCTGCTCCAAGATAATTAACTGCTAGCTCGCCGGTTTTAATCTTCTTTACTTTGTCTTCGATTATCGGCTGCTTGTCAAAAATGATTGCCGCGCCTTTAGATCTATACCCACTATACCTAAGGTCATTAATGTCATATACTCCACCATATCCTTTTTTGCGTAAAGAATCTGATAAAGTTTTCATTGCCGACCGGGATTCATCGTTCATTGTATTCCCAATGTTAATTAGTTCATATGCTTTACGGAGCGTTTTCTTATCGACATTTTTATCGACTGCTGACAATTTGGAAGCCACATTTAAAAATTTCAGATATTGTGGCTGCTGACGCCATAGCTCCCCAAGATCAGTAAACACAATTGCTTTCTTAACTGATCTTCTAAAATCCGAATTATTTCTGTACAGATTTTCAAATTCGGAGTAGGCAACTTTATTTGGGGCAATCTTTATATCTTTTGTGGCTTTTAGAACATGCTTGTAAACATCGCTGTCAATATCTGGCCTTAGGCCAGAAGCAGATGTCATTTTTCTTTGAAGGCCATACATGCCTTTGTATTTCATTTTATCTACAGCCCTGTCAGTAGTATAAAATGATCTACTGAAATCTTTAGCGGCATTACCGACAACTTGCATCTTCTTGCCAGCTTTTATTGTATGACCGACATTGTCCTGAATATACCGATGAGCTCCCGAATAAGCTGCTACACCAGCAACCGCTGCGGCCGTGCCAATGAGAGCAGCTTTTTTAATTCTCTTTTTCTTCTCTTCAGGAAGCTCATCCCATTTGTCCCAAATCGATTTTTTGAGTCGTTTAGTTTTAGCCTTTGCGATCTTTGTGGTCTTAGTTGAGCTACCAGCAGATATACGTTTCTTTGGGTTCAGCTTTTTTTCCTTCGCGGAATGCGCTGAATAGCCAAGAGGATACGGAGGGCCATTCCGTTTGCCCCATTTCTGGCCAAGAATGCCAAAGTGGCGAATATCCTGACCAACTGGCATAGTTCCAATGTAGTATGTCATCGCTTACCTCTGAAAGCCTTTGCGACATCTCTGTATTTAACAGTCTTAAAAATGTCGGCAACTTTTTTCGCACCAGTTTTCACATATTGTGCTGCTTTCTTATCAGCGCCAACATACTTAGCTGCTCCGTAAATCGCAGCTGCGCCAAGAGGAACCGCAGCATAATTACCAAGGTACATATTCTTAATCCCTCTTGCAGTTTTTGCCGTAGACTTTACAACATCTTTTCTATGCCGTTCCCCACGTGCTTTTGATGCATGCTTGGCCATGTCTTGCTTGGCGAGATATCGATCAAACTCTTTTTTGTAGTCAGGATCAACAGAACGCTGTTTAACCGTAGCATTTATGAGTTTTCTTCGAGTTCCAGCACCTTCGCCATAAAACATTTTTGCTCTGGCGTATTCTTTGGCATCTTTTCGAGCTCGTCGGATTGTCGACCTAGGAACTCTGTACCGTGACTTACCGGCATCGGTCAACGTTCCGTCTTCATTCTCAAAACGACGAATGCCCCATTCCATTCCTTTAATGCCGAAATGATAAAGTTCATTATTCTTCATAGTTTTACTCGAATGCGTCCTTATTCGCCTTGTATGCGACATAGGCATCCATCATCGCGGCGACGTTATCAATTTTTTGTTCCCGGCGCTTTTTAAGAAGCTTTCTATTCCCGTTGGTATCCTCCATCGTAATGCAGTTACCCATCGTGAACTTCATAAGCTCCTGGTCGAAGCGCAACATTCGTTGCTCCGCGTAAGTCTTTAGCTCACCAAGCGGAACAGATTCTGTTCTGGAGCCCTGAATCACTTTCTCAATGCCGAAAGGTCCATTCTCAGCTTCCCATCTAGCCACAAATTCCTTGGCATTATATGGGTCGAATCCAAAGCAGCGCACATCGTATTCAGATTCGATAATAAAGGCATCCAGATCCTCATACACCTGGATCATGTCCAGGACCGTGCATTCCATGACGATTAGGCTTCCTTCTTTCAGGAAGTCGTTGTATTTCTCTCTAAGCGCCATCGGCAACTTCGCCATGGTCACGGAACTTACATAGCTTCTGCACTTCACTCCGAAGCTTCCGTCTTTCAGCGGAAACAAGAAAGTAAATGCGCAAAAGTCATCACCCTGGCTTAAGTCCGCTCCAACCGCACATGGCATGCCCCAGTAGTCACGCCTTCTATGTGGCAGCGTCTCTTCATAAGTGAAGAAATAAGTGTATCCCTCCATTGGAAGGTTGAATCGTTTTGCCAGGATCTCATTGCGCTGCGCCGGGAAATTCTCGGCCTTCGCTACGGCTTTCTCGTAGGCAGCATAGGTTACAGTGTGCCCAAGATTCGGGTTGGCCTTGAGCCACATGGACCGGTCGCCGACTTCACGAATATCATCCAGCTTATAATACCAGATGCTTGTGTCATCGAAGGCATTGCGATCTTCGTCATCGTCAAACTCATCGCGAAGGATCTTCAGAAGTTCCAGCTTAATATCATCGCCGGACCCATTTCTGACAGTTCCCTCAGAACTCATCGCGATAATGAGATAATCGTCAACGCCACCTTTCGCGCAGCCCTCTTCAATAGCATTGATCGGGTTTTCACGCAGATCACCAGAAAGCCATTCGTCAACTGTCGCACACTTCACGTTCAAACCTTGAAGCTTGTCAATACTGAGCGGTCGAACTTCGAGAAGGGAACCAGTCATGAAGTTCTCTATGCCCTTCTTTGTCGATGCAAGCTTTACTCGATTCGCCTTAGATCCGGTCGTGTTTTGCAGCGATCCGAAAGTAAGAAGCTGGAAATAGGGCCCAGGAGCTCGAACAATGGATGTTTTGATCGGGGCCAATATCTCATTTGCTTGAATCATAGTGGGGGCCACTGTTATTTGGTGTGTGGTAGAACCGTCAACATTAAGGAAATAGTTTTGCCAGAGCGAACCGTACATACTCTTGGCCGCGCCTCTGGCAATGATAAGATACTGTTTCTTTGTCAGTCGGTTCTTAAATCGCTTTGTGACATAGCGGCCGCCATGCCCATCCGGATTCGGTTCGTAGACAGATCTCGTCTCAAACCAATACCAACCGAGCACCTGTTCAGCCCAAAGTTTGAACGTGTCAAGTAGAACCAGAGGACGGCCGTCACGCAAAGTACACTCGGTTTCGCAAAACTCCACCCAGCCTTCCACGGCTTCATCGTCGTAGTAGTACCTGGGATTTGCGATCAGCTTGTCGATGCGCCACATCTCCATCTCAATCTCTCGACAAATGGGAATGTCTCCTCGCAAGACAGCATCGCGAAACATACCGTAATACTTCGGCGTCGCCGTGTTACTGAGTGCCATTTTAATTTTATACCTTCAATCCTCGCTTTAGGCCATATATGGAGACCGCTAGTGTGCCAAGTCCAGCCAGAGCTTCAACCGCATCCATCCCGATGTCCATCTTATCCTGCGCCGACCATCTGCCAGAATCGGTCTTATATGACTTTAGATCAACGTATTGCTTCTCAAGATTCATGCGATTGATTCGTGCACGTAGATCATCGTCGGACATTCTCGATGCTTCTCTTTTGAGCTTTTCTCGGGCCTCATAGTCCTGCTTCGCCGCCTTCTTGGAAGAAATTTTTGTAGAAATCTTCCCAACGTCGCGCATGGTCTTCGTGCCCTTCTTGATTGTAGCTTCGACTCTGGATACTTTTGGCTTGTCCTTGCCATCCGCCTGATCAGCCTTAAACAAAAAATCTTTCTGCTCATTAGAAAGGTTTTTAAAGTTTATATGCTTCTCGGGTTTGCCTTTAGCCTCGTTATAGGCAGATCTGGCAAAAAGACCACCAGCAACAGCGGCTGCGCCTGCGGCAACTTTAGCAGCAGTTTTTCCAGCTTTACTCCAACCTTTTCTCTCTCGGCGTTTACCGGCTTCGGTTCGGGTTCCATCGGGATTCTGATACCGACGAACCCCCCATTTCATTCCTTTGATGCCGAAATGATAAAGTTCATCAGATCTCATAATGAACTCCTTCTTTATGCCTTAGGCTCTTCTTCCGGAATGCTGCCTTTCTTTACTTCAAGAACGACCTTATCCCTAGTCAGAATGTCCTCGACAGTTTTATTCGCAAAATTCATGAATACACCATAAGCGTCGGGATCAGTCTCATCGATTGTGAGACTGCCATCAGGCTTGAGATCATTCTTCTCAAGCTCTGGGAGCGTTCCGACCATGCTCGTGAGAAGCGAATAGACAGCAGCCACAGCGGCAACTGAAAGCACGTGCACCCACTCTACCTCATGAACGGCCATGCCGATTGTGAACATACCAAGAGCTGTCTGAGCTGCAGTCCGTACTGCCCGGATAAAAGCCGCCATAAACCATTCTTTTGTGAATTTCATGTAACGACCTCCATTTCCTGAACTTTTTTGTAAATCTCATCGATGAAGCTATTGCCCTTCATCGCTTTATAAGCCTTGTACATCAGTACAAAATTCTCGTATTCATACTGACGCACTCGGCCATCATGATCCATCCCAGCATAGTAAATAGACAGCATGCTGGAACGAAGCATGCATTTCTGACCTTCTCGCGATACGCTAACGCCGAAAAGCTTCTCTCGAATCGGTTTGGCCAGTAGGGCGATTACTGTTGAAACGTTAAGTATCAAGCTTAAAATTTCAAGCAGCTTAGGGATATTGTCCATAGCCCTCTTTCCTCCATTTTGATTTTAGTAGCCGACTTCAGCCACGGAATTCAGGAGCCATTCGAGTTTCTCGATCTTCTTCTCCAAAGCATCCATCAGGAAGCTGTTCTGCGGCGGGTCAAAATCGTGCTTGACACTGAGATAAATGAACGTCTTTATGTCTTCCATGTAACCTTCGTCCATAAAGTCAGTCCATTCATCATTTTCGTCAGTTATATGAAACGGCTCTTTTGGGCCAACGCCAAGCTGGCAAAGTCGAGAAAAAGCCGTGTTAATATGGATGATCAGATCCGTATCGAAATAGTCATAGTTTTCGCTCGGACCGATCATATGGCTTATAGTCTTTAAGATGCTTTCCATGTCAGTATTCGGTGCCGTCTCCATCTGGCAGTTTTCTAAGAACATCATTAACAATGTCCGTTTTGTCAGCCTCGGTCCAGTAATCAACGCCTTTGACAGGAGAGTGCCCATCGTCGCCTTTTGGGCCTTGAATTCCCTGAATGCCAATTGGTCCTTGCTCTCCGGTATCGCCTTTTTCGCCTTTAGGGCCTTGAATTCCTTGGATTCCCTGGACGCCCTGAGGCCCGGCTTCGCCCTGATCTCCTTTAGGACCACGATCACCTGTGTCGCCTTTTTCGCCTTTTGGACCAGTTTCTCCTCTAGGACCAACTTCGCCTTGAGGTCCTGGAATCCCTTGGGCGCCCTGAGGACCAGTTTCACCTTGAGGTCCTGGAATCCCTTGAGCGCCTTGAGGACCAACCTGGGGATCTATTTTGATTTCTGGTCCGTCCAGAAAAGTAATATTAATCTCCATCGCTTCTCCTCGTCACATCACCAATAAGGCGAATCGTTCCCATCAACGGTGTCATAATTTCAGTTCCAATACCAAGCTGAAGATCATACTGATACTTTCCGGGCTCTGCGTTCTCGGTATCCTCCGGAGCAACTGTTACTCGCCACGTGCTTTCGCCAATCTTCTCAACACCGTGCTCGAAGCTTTCATGGAAAAGATATGCCGTGTCAGAAATCTTCTTCTTGGCTGAAAAGTCAATGCTTGTGATGGACTCATCGGTGAGTCCTCCGAGGTTCAAATCAAAGGAGAGCGAATCCCCTCTGACCATTTCCAAATTACGTATGTGTGGCGTCATTGGACCGCTCTCCTTTAATCTTTGTTAGCTAGAAAAAAACTAAGAGAAATGCACATTTAGCGCCTTCCTCTCTATTATAAGGTATGTATTTTTCACGAGACCATTTTCCAAGGACAAGTGTCATTTGCTGTTCTTTCATGAACTGTGTCACAAACCAGCAAGCTCTCGTCTCCATAATGAATAGCATTATGCGTCTGATGAGAGACCGTGATTAGATACTCAGGATTCATAAGAACATCTTCACGATTCACGATGTCTTTATCGGTAATTGGATTCATATGGTGAACAAGTAACCGTCCAGCTATAGGATGGTCTGGATGCGCAAGGTCGAATGCGTTGTCCCGAAGCAGCACTTCCTGCCGAACAGCTTTCCATTCAGGAGATCGGTAGAATATCTGATTCAGCCAGCGGTCAAACCCGAACGTGTCTTCCCCGACTCTGCCTCGTAATTGTAAATATCGGTAACGTTCAAGAAAGGTCGGGAGCTGGATTAGCTCGGTGTAGGTTTTCATTGTTCAGCATCGATATAGTCGGGTCTATCAAGTACCGACAACTTTCCACCGTGCTGGTATTTGGCATATTTCTTAGCGAATTTAAAGTCACGTTTATCAAGACTATCCATAGGTCCTTCAAAGGTTTTAGCCCATGCGGACCAGTTTTTAGCCAAAGTCCTATGCCTTTCGATATGATCTTTCTCGATTCGCATCTGATCTTTAACAGTAAATGGCACTTTGTAATGCTTTGCATTTCTTCCGATGCCAGACTGTGCTGAACGATAACCAAGAATCGTATCTGGGCTCTTTTTTCTTAGCTTATCATACTCTGCCTGATGGCGCTTAGCGCTAGACAAATGCGCGCGCTCTCTTGTTCTTGCGTACTTGGCAGCATCGGAAACAGTGGTTTCTCGTGCACGGTCTCTTCCGCTCTTATAATCAGGAACAATTGTTCCATTTTTGTAGATCTTCCTTCGCTGGCTAGAGTCCACAGGTTCGATTTTATACTGCGATCTGCCGAGTTTTCTGATCTGCATTCCTCCAGGAACGCTTCCATCTAATTGCTTTCTTCTTTTTGTAGCCTGCCGGTACCTATACTCATCGTCACGGTCTCTTATCTTATCTTTTAAGCTCTTCCTCCATCCAGCTTTCTTTTCTGAAGCCGAATGGTCTTTATCAGCAATGGGATAAGGAGGACCATTTCGTTTACCCCACTTCATACCGAGGATGCCGAAATGGGCTAATTCATCAGGATAAATTCTTCGATCACTCATCTTCATCCTCCCCCTCATCAAACACGCCATTATAGCGTCGGAATTGTTTCATAGCATTATCAAAGAGCTCCTCAATTCTCTGAGAAGACTCAAGGGCACTCTTTTTAGCTTTCATAAGTTCGATCTTCGTTTCATTGAGCTCCTGTTCAAGGTGCGACTGCTTGGAGCCCCACTTCATGAGTTGCACCACTTCAGCTGAGGAAGCTGTGCCATCTCTTAATCTCTGCTCGGCCAAATCATAGGCAAGTGAGATCAGCTGATTTTCTCTGCCCTCTGGAGTTCTCGCAGGTTTGCTGCGGGAAGCATCCAGAGGCAGAGCTTGAGCCTTTCTCCGGCCCATGTTTGTCACCTCGACTTTCTACTAGAAAATATAACGCAAACGCCTTTTACAGAAGCATGGGTAGGAGAGTGAGCAGCTCTGAAGGAGAGAAAAGAGCTGGAGAGAAGTGTAGGAGGCAACATGAATCGGCGTATTAGCCAGGCCATTGAAATATCACCCATCTTTTAAGTGTATACTTCGGCCAAGGAAAACCCATGCTCCTGTAAAAAGCGTTTGAAAATATCACCCCCGGAGAATTTTCAAAG